TCAGCAGCAGGGCATCACCGACGCGCAGGAACATGCTGAACTCGCCTTCAGCACCCTCATGCTCGGCGTTCCGATTCAAGGCAAGCAGGGCCTTAATCCGATTGACCAGATTGACACGTTGCTCGGGCTTACCGCTGGCGTCGTCACCCGCATCGCGAATACTGGCGGGATTGCAACGGATGGTGAGCTTGCTGGTCTTGATACGACGATGCAATACATCGGCGGTTTGGTTCAACAACTCGCGCAAGACCCGGCACAGAAGCAGCGCGTGAAGCTTTATGGCGATGCCTTGGGCAAGATGATGAACGAAATCAAAGGCATCGCTCAACGCTCACAGGAACAGAAGCAGGCAATGGCGCAGAACGGCAATGGCGACGGCGGAAAGACTCAGGCATTGCTCATTCAGGCGTCCACGAAGGCGAAGGTCAAAGAGGCTCAGACTGCACAACAGATGGAGCACAAGGAAATCGCCTTCAAGGAGCAGCAGCATCGCGAGGACCAGAAAACGGTTCACGAGATTGCCCGGAAGAATGCGCTGGCGGAAGTCGAACGGAACAAGCCTGCGAATGGCGAGTGAATTAGAAAAGCATTCGCTGCCCACCACATTCAGGTCCGCATGAAATGTTATCCATCCGCGAACTTTTCAGGAACCTTGACGGGATTTGGTCATCTGGCGGAATTTCATCGAGATAGATTCTGCGTCCTTTCCATCGAGTCATCTTCGCGCCAAATCGTCTTGATTGCTCTGCTCTCCTGTTGAAAGCATCCCGGTTCAATCTTCGCGTCAACACCCAATATGCCAACCCGGTTGCCTTGCAGCACGCTTCGCAGTTGTTGTTTTTGAATCCCTGCTGGTAGCGAATCGGCAAAGCGATCCCAGCTGCTAATAGCATCTTAAAGCAGTCTTTTTTCTTTAACCCTCGGTCGCGGAGAATCCATTCCAGAATCAGGTCTGGATTGTATTTCTCAAACTCTGCGATGCGGTCCTTTTCTCCAACCCGATAGGGAGCGGTTTCATCAGCCGTGAATCCGAAGTAGTGGATGTCGTCAGCCAGTTGAAATTCAAAGCGTGGAATCTTCTTCAGTTCAACCGTGCAGGGCGCACCCTTGATGCCCGCCACGTATTTCCTCGCCTCAATCACATCGTCAACGGTCTTATATTTCTCGGACCCGATCATGTGAACCTTAACCCCGGTCCACTGTTCAACTTCAGCCCGAAATCGGAAGTTGTCCTTATCTTCTGATGCAGACACGTCGCAGTTCACGGGGACCAATCCACTGACCCCAAACTGCTCAACTCCAATTTTCAAAGCACATGCCGATGCTGCACCATGAGAAAACCAAAACAGACGACGCTGCTCGCTCATGTGAATGTCATCGCCCCAACCTTCGTGTTCGTCAGCCCCATCCCATCTGAATAGACCACATCATACGGCCCGCCAGCCGCAATCAGGTTCGCTGAATAACTCAGCATCAGAACGACGCTGCTGATGAAGTTCGTTGGCACCGCCGTTCCATTGATGGCGATGGCTGCCGTCCGGTCGAATCCAACCCCACTCACAATCAATGTAGTTGCCGCGCCATGCGGTGTAGTCGTCGGCGTGATTTGCCGGATGAGCGGAACACCATCCCAATACGAACTGCCACTTGATGGGTTGGTCGCAGAGAACGACAGCACATTGGCCACGCCTGATGCGACGGCAGGGCTGTTGTAAGTGACAGTGACATTGCTTCCGTCAAACATTTTAAGGATGAGCACATTGCCCTGTGTAGTGATGGATTGCACGAGATCGAGATTTATCGGCGTGCCGCCTGGAACGAGAACCCAATTTGCCATGGGATGATTTGGCCATGGTTTGGATCGTCTGTCAATTGAAAAGAAATAATTGCAAATAATTGAAAATAGTTCTTGCACAAAGTGAGTAAGGGTGGTTCACTCTGCTTGTGAGTAAGAAATACGACTCTTTCAAAACAATTCGCCTGACCCCAAAGAACCACGAAAAGCTTCAACTCATCGTCGCACAACTGCCCATCTCCACGTCCATCGTGAAGTTGGCGAACAAGGCGATTGAAGAATGGCCGGGGTTCCAATGGGTCCGGAGGGCAAAGCGATGACAAACACAACTCAAGACTACGACCGTTACTGGCGCGAACATGCGCAGTTCTTTCCGCCGTGCGATAAGCTGGCCGGCGAGTCACTTGAACCATTCAAAGCGTTCGGGGCGCATCTCCACGAAGAAGTCAGGGCGGAATTTGAACAAGCCGTGAATATCGCGGTGAGTGAGAAGGAGGCTATTGACGAGCGGTATGATTATGTGAGGGATGCCTTTGAAGAATTAAAAAGGTCGCTCAGGGTTGCGGTTGAAGAATCTGACGCCGACACAATCAAGGTGAAAATCCTCCAATTAGTGGACGCCGCATGAACATCAAATCCGCCGATCTCAAATCCGCCCTGTCGCGTGTTTCATCGCTCGCCACTGGACGCACAACGATGCCTGTGTTGAATTGCCTGCGGCTGGAGGCGAAGGCGAACACGCTGGAAATCGCGGCGACCAATCTTAATGTCTACGCCACAATCAAATGCCCGTGCGATGGCGACCTTCCCGCCATTTGTGTGCCTGCTGTGCCGATGGTTGGGCTGACTGACGGTGCTGCTGAGTCCATCAGCCTTGAGATGGACGGCGAACGGCTGGTATTCAAATCCAACGGCACGGCATCACTCGGGACAATTGCGGCAGCGACATTCCCCGAGACGCCTGCGGAGAAGTCAGAGAACCTTGGCCTATCGCTCTGCGGGGTCGCTGACGGACTCGACGCCTGCAAGTGGGCGATGGATGACGACACATCTTCCGAGCCTTGGAAACAGGGCGTGTGGGTTCGTGGCAAGGCCAATCAATTGAACTTCTTCGCGAGCAACCGCACGATGCTCGCACATCTCAAACAGGATTTGATTTCAGCGGAGTGCGACTTTCAGGTTCCAGCGCACGGCATGGCTTACGCGATTCCAGCACTGCGCAGTGATGACGCCATCCTGGCCCTTGGCGACAAGTATCTTTCCATCATTTGGCCGATGGGCTCAGTGTTCATCCTGCGGCACGACTGCAAAGCACCTGATTTCAATGTCATCCTGAACCAGCAACGCGATCTCGTCGGCGATGTTGACCTGAATCAGCTTCGCAAGCCCTTCGAGACGATGAAGATGCTGGCCAATGGCGATTTGTTTCCAATGGCGCTAGTCAGTCCCGGAATGACCGGCATCCAGCTTGATTTCGCGGGAAAGTCCAATCACTTCTCGTATCTGTTCCCCGGCGTTTACGGCGGCAAGGAGTTCAAAATTGACATTGAGAAAACCATCAACGCAATCGCGCATACGCCGCGTGAGAAGCCTGTGAAAACGAGTCGCTCAATCGGCGCCCTGTTCTTTGAATCAGGCGATTACACGGCAGCCATCGCGCTCATCAATAACAACGCATGATTTACGCCCAAGAGACCAGTGTTTCGGTCGAGAAGTCTCGCGCCGAACTGGAAACGATCCTTACCCGCTACGGGGCCAACTGTTTCGGCTATATGACCAATGAGACGCACGCGGCGATTGGTTTCAGGGCGAAGAATCGCAATGTAAAATTCGTGCTGCCTTTGCCGCGCAGGGATGAAAAGCGGTTCTGGTACACACCCGCCCGTCGCAACAGGCGCACCGACCAAGAGGCGTATCGCGAATGGGAACAAGCCTGCCGGTCCGCTTGGCGCTCGCTGCTGCTGTGTGTTAAAGCCAAACTGGAAGCGGTTTCGGCTGGCATCACGACATTCGAAGCTGAGTTCCTCGCGCACTTCGTTCTGAATGACGGCAGAACGTTTGGCGAGATGGCCATACCAAGCCTCGATGGCACGATCTCAAGCGGGGCATTGCCGCTATTGCTGCCGGAATCAACGGAATCAAAAGCCGAGCGCAACGACCACAATCGTGATGCGATTGTTGATGCTGTTTTCACGCCATTGGAGAAAGCGACATGACACTCATCCTCTTCCTCTTTTTCGCCTTGCTGATACTCAAGGCGCTCGTGTGTGCGGTAAATCAAACTGACGATATATGACTAAATCTGAATCTACGGAATTGATGACATCTGCGGTGGAGCTTCCCAATCGGAGCATCTCCATTAACCCGGATGACGCGACAACCACCGTTCTGCAAATGTTGCAGGCCAGCATTCAGGGTGGCGTCACGGCTGAGAATGTGGCGGTCACGAAGGAGCTGGTCGCCCTGTTCGAGCGCATGGACGCACGCAAGGCTGAGAAGATTTTCAACGATGAACTGGTCGCCGTGCAGATGGAATGTCGTCAGATGGGCATTGAGGCGGTGCGCGAAGTTCTCAACCGTGACGGCTCGCATCGGTATTGGTACGCGTCAAAGGCTGACATCTTGAAGGTGGCGGGGCCAATCCTCGACCGGCATGGATTCAGTGTCTCGTTTGATGTGGAGTATGACGGCCCACGCTGCTTTGCCATCTGCGAGTTCAGGCACCGCGCCGGCCACAAGGAGAAGAAGCGTTATGGTGTGCGACCAGGCAGCGGACCACCCGGCGCGAATGAGCCACAGGCTGACGGTAGCGGCATCACTTACGCCCAGCGTGGCGCCCTCACCGGCTGGCTCAATCTCACCATCGGAAAGGACGCTGATGCCGATCCTAATGATGCCACCCAAATCGGCGACACGATTGCGCCCAACAAGGCGATGGAATTACAGAAGCGCCTGCACGCCTGCGGTGCTGATGAGGCGAAGTTCCTCAAGCACGCTGGCGCTGGCGACATTCCTGATACCGCGACAGCCGCCGAAGTGTTCGCCGCTTATCTGCGCATTCCACAAAATCGCATCGCAGAGTTGGAGCAGGGCATTGCGGGTAAAGAAGCGAAGGCAAAGGCGAAGAAGTGATCCTCCACGACCAATTTCCCCAAGGCTCAGTCGAATGGCTATGGATGCGTGCAGGCATCCCCACAGCCAGCGAGTTCGGCCATCTCGTGACACCTAAGACATTCAAGGTGCGCGACGGCAAGGAAATGGACTCGTATGTCGCACGCAAGCTGGCTGAGGCGTGGGGCGGTCCAATCATGGGCTTTCAGGGTGGCGTGATGGATCAGGGCACGATTCTTGAGAGTGAGGCAATCCCCTGGTTTGAGTTCGAGTTTGACACTCAGGTTCGCCGCGTCGGTTTCATCACCAGCGATGACGGCAAGATGGGTTGCTCGCCCGATGGATGGGTGGATGGTGATTACGGCATAGAAATCAAGTGCCCACAACCCGAGCAGCACGTCCGCAACCTGCTCGCCGGAAAAGTGCCCGACAATTATCTCATGCAAGTCCACGGCTCGATGCTCATCACGAAAACCGGACTCTGGAAGTTCATCAGCTATCGCCGTGGATTCCCCAAGCTCATTCTCAACGTCCAGCGTGACGAAGCGATTGAGGAAGCCCTGACAGATGCGCTCGAATTGTTCCACATGAAGTTCAAAGTCGGCTGGGATTATCTGTGCGAACTGAACGGTGGCGCACCCGAGCCGCGCACCAAACCAGTTTCCGCCGACGACTCCGTTCCTGTCTGATTTTATGAATGCTGAAATCATTGCCATAAGTGTCCCAACTGTCACCAAGCTTCGCGCTCTGACTGATTCGTTCGAGCAAATCTTGGGTAACGGCGTTTACTGTGATGTGCTCCGCGAGGCGGCAACTGAACTGGCAAAGGCGCAACAGGACACGTTGCGACTGGACTGGCTCGACAAGCATAAGTTTGTAGAGGAACGGTTCTGCCGGTGGGGGCTTCAGGCATACAACCGGAATCAGTCCATTCACGAGGCTATTGACGCTTACGCAGAAGTAGAATTTCCACAACAAAACAACCAACCAAAGGAAACCAGTGATAACCAAAACCCAATCCTTCCAAACATCTGACGGCACGATCCACGCAACGATTGACGATGCGCAGGCGTGGGAACTCAAGACCCTGCTCATGCAGGACACGCTCGGATTGAACAAAGAGCAGCAGGAGCAGACCTCCAAAATGTTCGTCACCTATCGCGACAAGGTGGTGGACATTTTGACGACGGGGCCAAAGAGTCGCCCGAAGGCTCGCGTTTCAAATGGCGCAACTCGCGCCAAGCGAAAGAAAGCCACACCGACACCAACCGCCGATCTTGGTTTGAGCAAATGAATCCAAAGCATCTCCATATTCTCCAACACTCGCTTGGAGTTGACCAATACGGTCGCGGCAATCAATACCGAAATCACTACGCCGTCGGGCCTGGTTGCGATGGGTTTGAAGATTGTCGTGAACTTGTTGACCTCGGATTCATGCAGGACCACGGGGCACAGGAGATGTGGGGCAATATGCACGGGTTCACAGTCACAGAATCGGGCAAGCAAGCGATGGAAAAAGCGAGTCCACCGCCTCCTAAAATCTCACCCGGACGGAAACGCTATCTTGATTTTCTTCATGCCGATTCCGGGATGTCGTTCATTGATTGGTTAAAAGTAAGAAAAAGTTGTTGACGACTTCGCCGCCGCATGAGTGAATGGCATTGGGCTTGACCGCCCTACAGAAAATGCAGCCAATCAAATCTTCACATCGGCTCCCTGAGCAATGGGGTTCTTCGTCGTGCGCTCGCGCGTCGTTCTGTCCCGCGGTCACTCAGGGGGTCGAATTGAAGGTTTGATATGGACGCGGGCGAGCGACAGCAAATCGAACAAGACCTTACGAATTTAATTCGTAGAATATCGGTCCTGGAACCTGACGAAGACTACGAGCTTGTGTTCAATCACGCAGTTGAAGCTTTCCCTGATGTCAGAGAAGCATTGGTAATTCTTCGGGCATTATTCAAAGCAACTCGCGGTCGTCCATCTTCAAATTGACCACCATCAATGAACATAACAACGCAGGACGAACTCGACGAATGTGAAAAGGGCATAGCAGACACGATTGATTCATTTTGGAACTGTGCAAGCTACTTCGCTCGCATCCGAAACAAGAAGCTCTGGCCGAAGGACAAATACTCCTCATTTGAGGACTATTGCGAACGGAGATGGGATGTTACCGCGAGCCGTGCGCGGCAAATAACCGACGCCGAAAGCGTTCGGGCATCCCTTCCAAATGCGGTAGCCAATCTGATAACCAATGAGCGGCAAGCCCGCGAGCTTGGCAAGGTTCCAGAGGCACTCCGAAAGGACGTTGTAAACGAGGCAAAAAAGAACGGTCCTTTGACCGCAAAATCCATCCAAACAGCAGCCCAAAGCGTTACCATGGTAACGCCGCCGCAGCCGCTAAAAATGGGGAAAACAGACCTTCCGACCTCGAAAAACGGCCCCACGAAACGCCCCCCTGTTTATGATGAAATAGGATGGGTGATTCCGGACCCTGCTTTGCCTTTCTGGGACCGCCGCGAGGAGATTCAAGACGCCCTCAACGATGTCAGCCGAATCAAGTGCATGGTTGCAGATGCCAAGGAGGCACAAGACCCAATGTTTGGCAAAGTCGGCAATGGGGTCATCAACGATCTGAAGGCCGCTTACACCCACCTTTTGGAAGCCAAACCCTACGCCGTGTGCACGACCTGTGGCGGGTTCTTCAACGTCCAGCCCACAGGTTGCTCTTTCTGTGGAAACAAGGGTCTCATCTCCAAGTGGCAATGGGACACTCAATCGCGCAAAGAGGTTAAGGATATGAGGATGAAACAGGTGGCCAAGCAATGAGCGCGCAACCGATATTGGACGCCTGCTGCGGCTCACGCATGTTTTGGTTCGACCGCAAGAACCCTGCGGCGGTGTTCGTGGACAATCGGCGGGAGCGCCACGAGTTGGTGGATAAGTCGAGCACAGGCGGCAGCCGGTCGCTGATTGTGGACCCGGATATTTTGGCGGATTTCACTTCGCTGCCATTCCCTGACGGCCGCTTTGCCCTTGTAGTGTTCGACCCTCCACATCTTGTCCGAAACGGCAAGAGTGGTTGGCAGGCAAAGAAATACGGCAAGCTGGAAGGCGATTGGAAAGAGATATTACGCCGTGGATTTGCTGAGTGCTTCCGGGTGTTGAAACCTGACGGCGTTTTGATTTTCAAGTGGAATGAGCACGAGATTCCCGTATCGCAAATCTTGGCACTAACGCCCGCCAAGCCCTTGTTCGGAAACCGATGCGGGAAGGTGGCTAAATCACATTGGATTGTGTTTATGAAGGAATAACCATGGACCTTCGTTGTTACCAAGATAAGGCTCACGCCGCGATCTTTGAGGCGTGGAAACGATTCGCGTCAACGTTGTTGGTGATGGCCACGGGGACAGGCAAGACCATCGTGCTCGCGCATGTCATCAAATCCATGTGGCTGAAGCGGGCGATGGTGCTCGCACATCGCACTGAACTGATCCTCCAAGCGAAGGAGAAAATCATGGCCGTGACGGGCTTTGATGTGGAGATTGAGAAGGCTGACCTGTATGCCTGCGAGAGCCTTTACCATCGTATGCCGGTCGTTGTCAGTAGTATCCAGACCCAAATCAGCGGCCCGAAGGACAAGCGGCGGTATCTGCGGTTCAATCCTATGGACTTCGGAGTGCTCATCTGTGATGAGGCGCATCACAGCACGAGCAAGAGTTGGAAGGAAGTCATCGCACATTATCGGCAGAATCCAGACCTGAAGGTGCTCGGGGTAACTGCGACACCCGACCGTTCGGACGGTGAGGCGATGGGTCAAATCTTTGAATCAGTCGCCTTTGAATACGGCATCCTGGACGCCATTCGCGATGGCTACCTAGTGGACATTACGCAGCAATTCGTGCGCGTCTCCACGCTGGACTATTCACATGTGCGGACGACGGCGGGCGATCTGAATGAGGGCGACCTGTCGAAGGTGATGGAGATGGAGGAAAATGTTCAGGGGCTTTGCCAGCCGTCGCTCGAAGCAATGTTTGGGCTTGCGCCCAAGACGCTGAGTGCCGTCCCGGTTCCTGATTGGAAACAGTATCTCTCGGGGCTTGGAAGGAAGCCGCGGCGAACCATCGTGTTTACGGTCTCGGTGGCACAGGCTGAGATGTGCGCCAGTGTGTTCAGCCGCGCACTGGATGGCGTTGAGTGGGTATGTGGTGAGACGAACAAGGAGAAGCGGGCGGCGATAGTTTCTCGCTTTGCGAGTGGAGACACGCATGTAGTTACAAATTGCGGCGTATTTTTAGAAGGGTTTGACAACGCTGGAGTAGAGCTAATCGTAATGGGTCGCCCAACCAAATCACGGGCGCTTTATACACAGGCCGTTGGCCGCGCCACTCGTCCGCTTCCCGGCATCGTGGATGGATTGGCGACCGCCGAAGAACGCCGTTCCGCTATTGCCGCCAGCCCAAAGCCCTTCGCCAGGATTTTAGACCCAGTGGGCAACAGCGGTCGCCATAAACTAATAAATTGCACAGACATCCTCGGTGGCCACATCTCCGAAGAAGCCCGCGAGGCAGCGGTCAAAAAGGCGATGGATGAAGGCAAGCCCGTCCGCATCATGGTCACGATGAACAATGCGGAGGCTGAGCTTGAGCGCAAAAAGCAGGAAGCGGCTGAACTCGCCCGCAAACGTGCCGATGCCCGCAAGGCTCATCTGTTGGCGCGTGCTGATTACGACATTCGTGACGTTGACGCCTTTGGCCAAACTGAGCGCATTCCGATGGGCCGTATGAGCCGAGATGGGCGACAGTTCTCGGAGAAGCAGGCCAACGTTCTCCGTCGAGCGGGCATTGACCCGAACAAATTCGGATACCGTCAAGGGCAGGCAATTATCGGAAAATTGATCGCAAAATGGAAGAAGGAATCAAATGAACGTCAAATGGCGACGGGTTACTAAGCAGTGCAAATGCCAGATCTGCCAGAAGGATGGATGGTGCACCGTGAGTGAGATGGGTCATTGCTGCATGAGAATTTCAAGCGACCGCCCAATGCGAAATGGCGGGTGGCTGCATCCACTGAATGGCAAGCGCGTCGAACTTCCGCCACCTGAACCTGAAAAGCCTTCCATCAACTGCACCGCTATCATGCGCGATCTTTGGCGCAAGACCACTGACACGCAACGCAGTGAACTTGCCGAACGATTGGGCGTCTCATTGTTCGCCATTCGTTGCGTCGGTGCGTGCTGGCATCCTGCCTTCAACGCGTGGGCATTCCCGATGGCTGATGCTTTCGGTTGTATAGTGGGCATTCGTCTGCGCAATGATTCAGGTCGCAAATGGGCAGTCTGCGGGAGCAGGCAGGGGATCTTCATCCCGGTTCATTGCCCACCGCAGCCTTTGGTGTTCGTGTGTGAAGGACCGACAGATACCGCAGCCGCACTCACCATCGGATTGTTCGCCATTGGCCGGCCAAGCTGCTCGGGTGCTGTGGAGCAAACCGCACAGGCAATCTCCCGCTTTCGTTGCCAGCGTGCCGTGCTCATTTCAGACAATGACAACGCAGGCAGCGTGGGCGCAAGGACACTCGCCGAGCGATTGCCCATTCCAAGCTGCATCACGGTTCTGCCCGCGAAGGACATGCGTGAATTCGTGCGGATGGGCGGCACATCGGAACTCCTGGAATCACTCACAAATTCGCTTGTATGGAATCAACCACATTGAAGCTATTGAAACGCCTTAGCCAACCGCATCCGCGCCCTGAAGAAAGGAACCAAGTGAGAAACGGTCACTTGCGAATGCCGATGACGAAACGCATTGCTGAAATGGAGATCGGTCAATCAATCCTTGTGGATACCCACAAAGACCGATGCCACGCGCTTAACTTTGGACGGCTGAACGGAATAACGCTGTCCACACGCAAAGAAAACGGCGCCGGCTATCGCATCTGGAAAACCTCAGATGAGCCAGCCAAACGAAAATCAGGCAAACCACGGAGCGAACGACGGGTGTACGTGTTGAACCCATGACAAATGAATTTCTACAATGAAATTGACCCTGGAAAAGCAGCCTGGTTGCGTGAACTCATCCGGCGCGACGTTATCAGCCCCGGCAGAGTTGAGGAGCGGTCCGTCCTCGAACTCTCAGACGCTGGACTTGTTCGCTACCGACAGTTCCATTTCTTCGCCGGGATCGGTATCTGGTCCTACGCCCTCAGACTCGCCGGCTGGCCAGATGACCGCGAAGTCTGGACCGGAAGCTGCCCCTGCCAGCCCTTCTCCGTCGCCGGCCAAGGTAAAGGCACGGCAGACGAGAGACACCTTTGGCCAGCTTGGTTTCGACTTATCAGCCTCCGACGCCCTGTCGTGGTCTTTGGCGAGCAGGTTGCGGACGGTGACGGACAGACTTGGCTCGACGCTGTTCAATCTGACATGGAATCAATTGACTACCGCTTCGGGTCGGTTGCGCTTCCGGCTGCGGGCTTCGGTGCGCCGCACGGCAGGCACAGGACTTTCTTCGTGGCCGACACCGCAGACCGTGGAACCATCGAGCGCAGACAGGCCATCACGCGCGGCAACGGGCCGGAAGTCGGAATACCTCGGGAGAACGGCGAATCTAGCATCCTGGCCAACGCCTCAGAGTTCGGACATGACGGGCGGCGGGCAAGCGAAGCGAACGGAGCAGGCAGGTACATCAAAGAACCTGAACGACTTTGCACTGCTGGCGAGTTGGGCGACGCCAACGAAGCGGGACTGGCGCAGCAACGAAGCAACCGAGGAATATCACAAGGCCAGGCGCAGCCACACACGCGGCAAAGCACTGAACGAGCAGGTTCACCAACTAACGGCTTCTGGCACGATGCCGAATGGCTCCCCTGCACAGACGGAAAAGCGCGGGCAGTTGAACCCGGCACATTCCCGCTGGCTCATGGCGCTCCCGCCCGTGTTCTGCGACTGCGCGGTTTCGGCGATGGCATCGTTGCGAGCGTTGCGGCGGAATTCATCAAAGCGTACATCGAAACCCAACAACCCCTAACCCCTTTAAACGATGCGTAAGAGTGTAACCTTTTCAGCGCGGTTGAATGACGACGGTTCGTGGCGTGGAATGGTTTGGGATGCCAGCCACGAGGTCAAAAGCCCGCTGTTAATTGTGGGGCACTCAAACGGCGAATATTTCTACAGCCGAAAAGATGCCATCCGCGCAGCTAAACAACGGTTTGAAAACCCACCTGAGACGAAAAGAAAGTGAAGAATGAAATCACAGTCACCGGGCGAAAGCTCGTCATCTCGGAAGCGACTAAAAGGCGCAATCCCCACCTGTTTAATCCTGGTGGACTGGAAGCCGGTCAGCCCGAACCAACTCCTGCGAAAGCATTGGTCCGCAATCACCCGAAACAAGAACGCCGCAAAGACGGCCTGGCAGTCTGCATTAGCCTTACGGCCATTCGCCGCAGATTGCTTGATGATGATAATAACGTCGGCAGTTTCAAACCCTTACGAGACGCCATCGCCGAAACCATCGGGATTGATGACGGGTCAGACCGCATCCAATGGCGATACTTCCAGCAGCAAACCACAGGGCGGGAGTGTGTAGCCGTGCTCATCACACTAACCAAAAGCCAAACCGGAACGAAGCCGACTACAGGCCAGAGAAATTGAGCCACATGAAATCCACCCCCAACACAGAACGAAAGGAAATATGAGTGAGGACGAAGAAATCAGCCCGTATGCGTTAATCGGCACATTGCAGCAACGCATCGCCGAGCTTGAGGCGCAGTTGGAATTGTCGCGTATGCAAGTCGCCGCCGTGATGACCGCAACGGTTCAAAACAGCGAATCAACCATCAAAGACCGAATCGGGAGAGACCACCATTATTGGACTCAAGCTTACGCTGACGTGTGCATAGCCGTTGACCGCGAGGTGGCACATCGGAAAGAACGAGAACGCCTTGAGAAAGAGAACGCGGAGCTGCGGGCTACGAACGAGCATTTGAGCGAAAATCTCCGACTCAAAATAGCAGCCTACCAAGAGTGCGACCAACTCCGCGCCCAAGTCGTGCGGTTGCGGGAGGCGCTGAAGGAGATAAATACCATTGGCGCTGGCTCGCAGTTCTCGCTTGCAATGCACATGGCCTGTCGCGCGAAGGACTATCTCTCCGAATCACCCCAACAGGCCGCCAAAGAGATGTTGGGGCCGATGCATGTTGCCCTGAGCAATTGGCATTCATTCGGACCAGACCTCGCGCAACTATTGGATGGATGGCACAACGACGGGACCGTATGGAGCGAGCACGACGAATCAATCAGGAAGAAATTGGCGCTACTGCAAGCGACCACACAGAAAGAGATCGAAAGGATCGAGCGCGTGTTGGGGTGAAGACTGATCGCTATTCCATCCACGTCTTCAATGGACGCTACCGCATCTCCATTGATGGCGTGGTCATGCTCTCGTTCAACCAGATTGATTTCAAGGGGTATTACGCGTTCAAGGACGACCACCTGCTTTACGGGATCGACTTTTACCTCAAGGATACCACCATCGAAACGTCATACAAAACCAAGGAAGTGTGGCTGGGCGTTCTGGAATTGCTGGATAAAACGATATGAACTGGAAGCCAAACATTCAAGAGGGTGGGCGTCTCGGCGAAATTATTGACCTTTGCCATGATGCCTTAATTGGCCAGGGGCCGGCTGACCGGCAGACGTTCTGCATGGCTTTGCGCGCGGCGGCCGATAAGATTGATGCGATGCCGGCGAAGTTAAAACCCGATGAACTGGTTCCTTAGCCATCGCGCGGATAGGCGAGCCTTGCCACTGGCCGACCGGCATTACAACCGGCAAAAGGTTGGTTCGCCGCAGTTCGTTCCGCCCGGTCGCTGTATCGTTCTGCTGACAAATGACGCCGATGCTCTGTGGGTGTCGTCGTGGCCATTCGCTGAATACGTGAAGCACGCTTGGGCTGGTGCATGGATTTGCAGCTGTTTCAGGAATGAGTCGGAAGTTCTGTCGTCGGTGCTGATTGCCGAGGCGGTGGCTGTCACCCGCAGCATCTGGGGAATCCCGCCACCACTCGGAATGGTAACGTTCGTGGACACGGCCAAGACCCGCCCGAAGCGCGACCCCGGAAGGTGCTACCGGCGCGCTGGATTCGTCCCCTGCGGACACACCAAGGGCGGATTATTCGCCCTCCGATTGACCCCGGAATCCATGCCATTGCCAGCCAATCCAGTGAACTTTCAACCATCCCTTGAAATCTCCGCTTGACAAAAAGGCGGAATCGTAGGAAATGTTGCGCGTGTCAAATACGGGCTTGAGCCTTCAAGAATCTGACCGAAAGGTCGGAAGTCGCAAGCCCGTGACTTCAATTGCCCCCGTTCTCGACACAAGAACGGGGGACTCTTTCCGTGGTGTAACCGACCAGCACATCAAGGGTCTGCCCTTGAAGGACGTGGTGCAACTCCACGCGGGAAACAAATACCCAAACAAAGCCGGGGCTGGTCAGCAACGGCGAAAGGCGACAGCAGCGAGACGGGTTATAACCATGTGCAGGGAGTCTGCCTTGTATCGTGGCCAGATCGTTTGCCGGGAGGGGCGAGATTGCAACTCCGCTCCGATGTCGAAAACCCCACTTTGGAAAGGCTTAGCGGCCAATTCTTGTGGCAAAACCGGATATGTGGCTGCCGAGAATAGCCGCCAAGTGACCAGCCCCAATGATTTCCCGCTCCCAAGGCACCCCGGCAGGGGAAATAATCGGCGGTGGATTGCAACCCATCGTGAGCTAAAGGGCGGGATCTTTGTATGAGCACGGGCACCATCCAGGAAGTCGTCGTCACCACTCCGGATGGGCGGAAGCACAAATCACAATGGGAACGGCATGGCAAAATCTGGATTTGCTTCTATGCCGAGCGTGCCGTCCGGCAGCTTTCCGAGAGATTGGCGACCGGCGCCAGGATGAGGCACCTGCGGGACATGTACGGATACAGGTTCCGTCCGGATTTAAGCACGACGAATCCGCTATGACCATCGGCTCAACAGTTGTTCTCGCCCATGACCACTCCATCCGGGGCGTAGTCGAGGACATCGCCGGTGGCACCGTCCGGGTTTGCCTCACTGACAGCCGAAAAGTCGTCAACCTAGCATCCAATCACGTTTGCCTTGCCCCGCAGCGCCGGCCACCCAACGCCCATCGGCACCGAAAACACCGCCGCAGCGCCAAGGCGCCCAATCGTACGCATCCCCGTTCGGTCCAGATTGACGCCATCATCGAAGCCACCCACCCAAAGGCATCGGGGCGCGCCCTGTGGACGTTCGAGCAAGTGGGCCATCCAGGCCACGAGCCCGAATATCACTTTCATCGCTGGCGCTGTGTCGCCGCCGAGCCCGCCATCCGATGGATGCGCGGCCGAACCAATGTCAATGCCTGCCTGAACGAAGCGGAAAATTGCGGGTTCTCCTGCAACTTCCTCGACGCTCTCGAAGGCCAGAAAATCGATCTTTGACAGTACATGCACGGCTCGTGTCCCGAGAGATCGGGGGGCCTGTCAACCTTGCCGCGGACTAAATATCCCCGCAGGTTGGTCGCGCCGGGAATTGGTAGCCCGGAACGGCGTTCTACTACGCAGGTGAGCCAAACTCTAATATACCCGCCAGGTGCTTTAGCCAGCTAATTACTTGCTAGGCGGCCATGGCTGACGGCGCGCAATTCGGCGCCTCCGGTTGCCACAAGCACTTCCAACCGACAGCAGCCATGGACCAGTCCCGCTATTACCGTCGCCGTGCCTCTAACTGCCAAAATCTTAAATCCAGGAACGCAGGCGGGGTGCGTACATCCACGGTTCCCGCATATCCGTCCCGGAATCCAGCCAAGCTATCGCCTTTTCTCCAAACCGCAGAATAGCCCGCATCTGCCGAAACTCCGATTGACCCAAAGGCCACACTTCAATGCGACCCGAAGTTTACCATATCCACCTTGTGATAAAACGAGACTCCCACGGCGGCGACTCCAGCCTGGTTCCGGGGTGGCCGGGTGCACCCCGTGGGCACGGTCGCCGAAAAAGAGATTCCTTTCCTCGCCGGCGCCCACCTTGGACGGCGGAAATAGCGTCCGGATTGTGCGCAAGTCATTGCAACCTCAACGCTAACCCACAAATGGACTACATTTGTAGTGCTATTCGGGCGCTGGTTCCGCGCTGCTCGAGCTCGAGACGGCCCGTCGTTTGGCCGTGGGCTTCAGGTTTCCAGGGTTTGGAATGTCCGCCAGATGAGACCATATCTTGTGCAATCGCTCGCGCGCCATTGTCAGATCCCGCCAGCCTGTCGGCTCGAGTTTGGGATTGTCCAGAAGGTCATCAAGCCGCGCTATCTGCTTTTCTACCCGCACAAGCGCACGAGCCCTTTCACGGTCTGGCTCCGGTTTTGGTATCGGTTCGACCGGAGGCTTCAGGGCATTGGCGCGTCTGACTTCGATTGCGAGTTTGGCCATTTCCCGGGCGTTTTCACTGGTGATCAATGCCATGCGGTACGCATAACGGCATTTAACGGGATAATCAAGGGTTTTAACGGGATAACCTCGGGATGGACAGCAACAAAAAACCCCAGCGTTTGGCCGGGGTGAAATGTGGGCGGGAAAGTGGGCTATCGTTTGACGCCAACTCGGAGCGCGCAATCAGGGAATGCTGGTTCAATTCCGCTCGTGAGTCTGGACAATGCGGTTGTGTAATCATCATCGCGGATTATCGCGCACAGTTGCTCCGCCGCATCCTGGATGCTTCGGCAATGCCGCACAAACGTTGCGGGATACGCTCCGATTGCGGTTGACCAAACTTCGTTGCCGCGAACTATATACCCATTGCGCAACATCAGGGTCACAAGCTTGCGGTCGAACGATGACAGGCGATTATATTCAGAGACTTTCATCATTTTCCCTTTCGTGTTGTGGCGTGTGGGTTAAACCGTCGCGATGTCAGCACAAGCGCAACGGTGTGCTTCCGTTGTCTCTTGTTCGCGCTTCTTGGCGATGCGCTCTGCTGATTCGCGCGCTTGTTCCTCGCAGTATTCCAGACCGTAAAAACCCCAGCACGAATCTTCGTGTAGTCCGTCGTCGTCACACACAAAGCCATAGACTTCGCCTCCGAGGTATTGATTCCATGTTTCAAGCAGACCTTCGGCCGCCTTGCGTGCTTTGGCTGACAATCGCCACTCGCTTTTAGCTGCGAAGATTGCGCCCACTTGCGACACGTCCCATTGTCGGTCCGGGAAGTTGCCAACATGCGAGAACGCCAGACAAACGCCAGAGTGTATGTAAGCTTCAATCGGAAACACCCAATGAGTTTTCTTGTAACGAGCGTGCAATGTTTCCCAGTCGTCGCCGATTCGCTTTTGTCCGGGCTCTGGCACATAGAATTCCCGGTGATTCGCCACAAGGAAAAGACCGTTGTCAGCGTCTTCCTGGGGTGACTGCGCGTCTTCATCTATGATGATTTTAACGCTAACGCCTTTGTGCTCGAATGTATTTACAGTGTTCATCTCTTAATCCTTAAAAGCCGTTGCCCCACGGGTGAAACCTGATACTCGGGAAGCATCAGACCGTGGGGCAATCGGCAGATTGTTTGTTATTTGCTGATGAGGTTTCACGTTCATCTAAGACCATTCAACCACACTCCGAATTGCGAGTCAACATTTATTTTCAACTATTTGATAATTTCTGTTGACAAGCTTTCGTCACTGTGATTTAGTAGTGTCGTGAGCAGCGAAAACTTTAACCTCCCGCGCGGTAGCCGGCTGAATGCTGCTCACACTTCATTTACAGTCGGCGCCGCGCGCGGGGGTTTTTCAATAAGGCTAAAACATGCAAACGTATTCCCAATTCCGCCCCACTGGTTTTGATGCCCGCGGGCTCAGCTTGCCCGATCAGCAAAATTGGCTTGTGGCACCTTGCGGCCGTAATCGCGACAGCGATGCTCTGACAGAATCAAACTTTCGTTGCTGCCTTAAAGCATTGGGCGGAGAGTCTGATACTGTTGAAGTGCATCGCTTTGGACATTGGGCTTGCGGTTGGCTTGAAATTATCATCGTCCAACCTGGCAGCGATGCCGAACGCATTGCAAACGAGATTGAATCATCGCTTGCGGACTACCCGGTATTGGATGATATGGATTTTTCAGAGTTGGAAAACGAGCAAGCCAATGAAGTGTGGCGGAACTGCTATCGCCCCAAAGAACGCATTGCCTACATCCGCAAACACCGGAGTCAATTTGAATTTCAGGGCATCCGTGATTTGCTCGGATGTGTGCGCGGCAATTACTTTGCCGGATACGCTTCCGAACTACTCCATTAACCCCTTAACCCTGAAAGGATACCAATATGCAAATCGGCAGAATGACATTACACCGTGTTGTGGAATTAGCGGTCAAAGAAATCTTCGAGACCTTTGTCCCGGCCCACTCATGCGAACGCATTTTCAAGCCAGAGGCGAAAGACTTCTTTTGCATCCGGCATTCTGTGTTCGCTGCTTGGTCTTTGGCTGACAGTAAGGGCGAAGCGATTCTGAAGGAATTCACCCACACGGAAATGTCTCAATGGCTGGCCAGCGTGGACTATTGCGAACTGAACAAAGATCCGCGCGCGGAAAGGCAGGCAGCATGAGCACCCAAACAAAGCACACTCCTGGCCCATGGCAGGCTAACAAGTGGGCGCCCGGTTTCGAGGTTTGCGCACCTGGCAGTCATTACACAATTTGCAGCTTGGCGGGCTACAATAACGAAGAAGCCAATGCGCAGCTAATCGCCGCCGCACCCGATCTGCTCGAAGCGTGCAAAATGGCACTGGCGACGATTGAGCGCCTCACCGTGCGGCACGGTCCATTCAGTTCCACCGATGGCACGCATTCAGTTCTCAATGAGGCCATCGCCAAAGCCGAAGCAACCGCAAACCCTAACGCCAGCGTCAAGCAGGCGTATCCGAAAGGCAGGTGGTAGGATGAGGCTTAAACCTTCCATTCAAAAGCGCATGGCGTGGCGCGATCTGAAAGGCGACGGCACGCCCGCGCACTGGCTCGGCGATGACGTGCTAGAATCGGTCACGCCCCGAATGGTGAGCGTCAGGGAAATAAAGCGAGCGGTCGCCTTGGCCAATGCCGCACCCGAAATGCTTGCCCTAATTGAGTCGCTGCTGCCCCTGCTTTGGGAGAGATGCGACAAAAGCCCCGAATGCTCCGCGATTTACCAAGACGCGGCAAACATCATCAAACGATTCAAATGAACCCTTTGGGCGCGCGTATGCCGCAAGATGGCGAGATGGTTCACATCGGCGCGCGCCCGCTCTTTTGAACTATGAGAAAACCCTGCATCATTCTCGCCAAGGCCGCCGTTGAGCGCGTCAACGCAGATCATTATGACGCATTCAACGAGGACGGGCGCAAACTCATCTCAACTTACTCCTACCGCAACATCGTTGAATATCTCAAAGGGCAGGAGTTTGAATCTGTGCCGCTCAATTCGAGATGTGGCAGGACGATTTTAGACAAACTCGAAGCGAACCATTGAAATTCCACTTCGAGCAATTCCTTGAGTTCCGCCGCGCGGCAATCAAGGCGTCCACCGCTGAGACCTACCGCACAGACCAAGCGGCATTCTTTCGTTGGGCCGATGCACGGGGTCTGACGGTTCAATCCATCACGCGATCCAACATCGCGGAGTGGATGGCTCACGCGCAGTCCAGCCAGTCAAACGGCACGATCATGTCGAGACTGGCGATTCTCCGCTCATTTTTAGCCTGGGCGGAGGATCAAGGGCTGCGCGTGGGCAACCCCGTCGAGATAAAGAAGCTGCCGCGGCTCAAATCGCCACCAGCAGATCGGCAACCGTTCACCGAGGATGAGTTTCGGAGGTTGCTGCAGGCTGCCGAAGGGCATCCATTCTGGGCACCCGCAATCCAAATCGGCTGGTTCTCAGGATTGAGAATGGGCGACGTGGCCGGCCTGCTTTGGGCTGAAGTGGACCTTCAGGCTGGCATTATCACCCGCCGAGCGATGAAAACGAGCCAAACGCACGCTCCAAAGGTTGTTCCCATTGACCCGGAATTGCGATTTGTGCTTATACGCCTCTACAACGGGCCGGAGCGAGAGGGCAGCCTGTTTGTATTGCCTGCCATGCAATCGCTTTACCAGCAAGCCCGCACGCAACTCTGTGAGGGGTTTAAGAGGCTTTCCGGGAGAGCAGGCGTCCAAAATGGCCATTTCCACCGCCTGAGGCACTCATTTGTCTCAAAATTGATAAATGCGGGGGTATCAACGGTCACAATCCAATCAATGACCGGGCAAAGCCTGCCCGTGCTCGCCAAATACGCCCACGTCTCAACCGAGGCGAAGCGCGAAGCATTGGCGAAGGCATCATCGCTGCCACAAAATGCAATTTCCCTCTTGACGAATGAGGCGTGACATGAAAAATTTGACGCGTTCAATACTTGGTCGTAATGAGCGCGTATCGAAATTCGAATCCATCCTGTAACGGCTGCCCATGTGGGATCACGCCGGTTATTGCTTCGCTTACGCGAGTCATTGACGACCAAGCAGCGATGGCATTCACCCCGTAGGCTTTCGAAGGCTTGCGGGGGCTTTTTGTTTTCGCATTGAACCGCGCAGTTGTTCGGCTCAAAACCTTTGGGCTGCGTGGACGGATCGGGAAACAAAGTGCCTGCTTCCCGACGCGTGGGTGCGAAAGCCTAGAGCGCGAGGCGGACGGTGAAACTCCACCGGCAATAGTCTGGGCAACCCGAGAACAGAGCTTTTAAGTGCCTCGGGGCCAAAGCGAAGCGACACGCTCCCCCAAGGGGGTGCTCTGCCTTTCGCTTCAGCTCACTCACTCCCCCAGCGTTCACTTAGTACAGAAGGGAGCGAGGCTGGAAAATTCGGAAAATTCCTGAAAGTTTCAAAGCAAATCTGCAATCGTCCGATTATACCACCGCTGCTTATCCGTGTTGTCAGCCCTGAGTAACGCCGTCGGCCTGGAATTCGCTCGCAACCTTGGTGCATGGACCCGGCAACGCTCGCCGCGGCAAGCTTCTCCGCAATCCCGGCAACGTCCGCGCTTGAACTTGACCGTCTCCTTGATCTGGCTGAGTTCGGCGGCAACTGAATCATTGCCGGCCATCCGTGCCTCGACCAGCTTCTCCTTCACGAGGGCGGCCGCCTCGTTTCGGCGCATCCCTCGCAATGAGCGCCCGAGCAGATGCTTCTGGCGCATTTGGTGGACTGCTCGACTCACTCAGGGCAGCAGCAGATTATTCCAGGACACGCCCATCATTTTGAAGAAACCAGCGCCATTCGTGCCGGTTTCAACCGTAAACGACGTGCCGGGGACATAAATCCAGACAGGATTGACGAGGGTTGAGGACTGGGCCACGCGGCCAGACAGGTAATTGGTCCGGGTAAGGAGTTGGGACATGTCGCTTTCGCCAGCATCATTGAACGCAGTAACGCCGAACCACGGGTTGGCATTGGTCGCAGGCACCTTAACTGGCGCGGTGGTATTGGTCGCAGTGGCCGCAACAGACATGGCAGCCGGGGTGCTTCCCAGCCAAACATGATAGCCGGAAGCCGCGGCGGAAGCGTCCCAGCCGAGCGTCAATGTGTAGGTGTTGGTATTCGGCGGTGGTATCACGACGACGGCTGCCGCAGGAACTTTGACCATCAACTGCGAGGATTTGGCGGCCCCAAGACAAAGCAGGCAAAGCAGAAGCAAAGGTGCCGTTCGGGTTCCTTTTTCTTGGTTTCCAGTTTGGATCATAGTCAGACCAATCGGGATTGAATTCGGGCATCATTTGGGCGCCATGTACTCGAGCGCGCCCTTGGTTGCCCCGGCGCTCACCGCATTGATTAGCCCGATGACGTTCGTACCGCTCGCCTCCTGGTTCAGCGCACCGACCGAACTGCTCTGGGTTTTATCGGTCTGCGTGACCCGGCTCTTGACGATCTCGGACTGCGAGTCAAAGAACGTCGTGACCGAGACTTTCGTGGAGATTTGGCGGGACGGCTGACCGTTCGTGCCATACGAGGTATCGGTTTGGTGGGTGGAATAGTGGGCACAACCGCAGAGAAGCAAAAGGGCAAGCGCAGAACGAATCATTGCTGAACGTTCTACGCTTGCCTTTGAACCGTGTCAAGCCGTCGGTGGCGGCGTCACAGCGTCGGGAACCTTGTCGTCCACGACCTTGAGTTGCGCGACGAGCGCATCGGTCGCAGCAACGAGTTCCGGCGAGGCGCTGCTTTGATTGGCGACGGCATCCTGCAAGTCTTTGATGAGCAGCAGGCTTTTGTCCGTCTCGGCGCCGATCTTGTTGATGGTATCAACGGCGGCTTTCAGTTGGGCTACGATTTCAGTCTGTGTGGCCATGATTTTCCTTAGTGTTTTCTCCACCCATTCGCGGGTGGTCTTTGGTTTGACGTGTTTACAGTGCAAGGGCCAGAAAATCATGTCAAGGGTGGACCGGCGAGCCGAACACCTTCCAACCAATGAGCAGGAACAAGATGAACAGTAGGAGTGTATTGCCAAGCGGGCGGAAGGCGCTCCCGGTAGCCGGCCAATTTGACCACAAGCCGAACACGAGCCAAATCAACATCAAGACCCAGTATAAAAGTGCAAAGGACATATCGCACTATCTCACGGTCGGGCTTTTTGGCAACTGGGGGCTTTTCCGGTGGGGAATGGGAAATTGCGGTAACCGCCGATTCTGAAATAGATTCGTGTGCGCTTCCTGCGGAATCCAGAGCATCCGGCTCACAGTCAGATGCGTCTTGCAAACCGGGCAGCGAAGATCCAGCACCTGCGTCCGCATGACGCCGCCGAGCTCGAGCGTGCCGGTATCCCGGACCACTTTGTTTGTAACCATCGTTACGACGTTTGTATGGGCGAAGCAAAAGGCGAGACCATTGGACTGAGCGCGCGCCCCGACGGGCAGCAGCAATGCCAGCAGCAGTCCTTTAGTAAGCGCGTGCTGTTTCAGCTTGCGCATCGCCTTGCGGGCAACTTGGCTGATGTTCGCTTCCGAGCAACCACACCAGGCGGCAATCTCCCAAAGCGTAATCCGTGGATGCGCACGAGTGTCCACGCCGAGCCGGCGCTCGATTAGCAGCCGTCGCTTGAGTATCTCCAACCCGAGGTCAATGCGTGAACCCTTCTTCGCTCGAAGTGGGCCGATGCGTTCGACTTTGATAAAGCGACTCATACTTGTTTAATCGCGTTCCTGACAGCATCGTCGTAAATCTTTTGCGCCTCTTGGGCAAGGGCAATATCCTTCGGGTCTTTTGTCGCGTCAGCCACACGGGCGGCGAACATGGCGGTAATCCGCTTTTGCTCCGTCATGGCTGAGTTCACGAGTCCATGGACTTCCTCAATCTTGACTGACTGATTCTTGCGCTCTGCCCTGCCGTTGATGCCGTTGGTAACCGTGACAATCGCCCCGGCTAGGGACGCAATTGCAGCCGTTACGATTCCAGTGATGATTAGCGCGTCCGAGGATGAGAGCATCGTTTACGCTTTCTTTTCGGCACATACGTCTTGCCCCTTAGTGCAAGCTCCACGTAACACATAGCGCACCGGATTGGTTCTCCATTGCGCACGATGACAGTTGGGTGTTTGCACTTTTTCTGAAAGGCGGTCACTTGGCCGGCGGGACGGGGTTCTCCAATCGATCAGTGTTTCCAGTCTTGATTGCCTCCACGGTCGCGCTCTTTACAACCGCCGCCTCGTCCTTGGTCTGAGACTTCGACGCATCCCCCGCCGCCAATAATCCAACTCCGCCCACGATTGTCCCGAGCGAGGCGGTCCACACTCCCTCCGTCGCATTGTGCTCTTTGACAGCAAAGATAAGATGGACAACGCTGCCGATAATCATTCCGAGGCCAACGCTGGTGGTCTTCCAATTGGTGAGCAGATTCTTGATCATAATCATGGCTTCAGGTTCTTACCATTGGCGACGATGAAATCCCAGACCCATTTGCAGACCACAGCAATGAAGCCGCCAATGACTGCACGCATTTGCCACTTGCGAGCGTCCTGAACCTGCTCAACGCGGTCCAGCCGAGTAATAATACCAATCACCGCCTTTCCGTCTCCAAGTAACGCCTCGCGTAGCTGCCGCACATCATCGCGAATATCCTCCATGCTCCTTGAGAGCCCTTCGCGCCAATGGTCGCCTTGTTCCACTTCGGTCATGCGTATGTCCAAGCCTTGCAGGTGCGCCCTAATGGCGTTGATCTGGTCGTTTGATGGGGGCATAAAGTCATGTTAAAGCCCAAACCAAGAACCAGCTTCCCCGCTTCGCGGTTATCGCGCTGCCGTCGCTGGTGTTTTGCGCGAACTGCATGGCGAGGTTGCCCGCGTTCGCACCGTTTTCAATCACGCCATGCAGCCGCGCAGCGTGAAGTCCGGTCGTGGCGAGCGCTCCCGCTACGCCTGCACTAAGCCCCAAAGCAACGATGGACAGTCCGGTTCCATTGAGAACCTCAATTGTGTAAAGCGCATTCGCTGGAGATGCAGGAGTGGACACGCCGAATTTCTGACCACTAATAATTCCGGCCAAGTTGAATTGGACATTGGCATGAAACCCATATGCCCGATTCGCCTCCATCGGAAAGGAAAATCCAGTTATCGTGGTCAACGTCGCGCTGGACGTTATTGACTGGTCCGCCGCGAGGAACGCCGCCCATGTTTGAGTTGTTACCATAAGCGTTGCATCAACCTAGTTTGGACCCGACCACGTACCAGCCAACGTGTCCACTACCCAAAGATTGGCCTTTGGGCTAAACAGATGAAGCGTGCTTCCAATCGTTGATGAGAAGATCGTCCCGTCAGTGGACGAAACTGTTGAGGTATACCGAATCACATCCGATGCCGCTGCCCCATTCGTCTTGACGCACAAAATCTGAGCGGCATCAACATAGAATGAGTAATGCAAACCAACCGCAGCAGTCGGAAGTGTGTTGGTTCTTGCCCCCACTGCGCCAGTGTTGTTGAAGAACGTTCCACTATCAGTTGTGAGCACTGTGTAATTTGCTGTTTTTGCCGCTACAACCACTTGTATCCCAGAACCTCCGTACGTTTCGATGTTGATATTGGTGTATAACCCCTGCTTCCACTCAACGCGCAGTTTGACGTAAGTTCCGTTTGGAAACGTGCGACTGGTGCCCTTGTCGCTGGAGTTAATGGAAGCTGGATTGGTAAACACAACGTCCCCATTGGTGCAGATCAGTGAGACAATACCATACCTTACGTCGTTTACTGTGCCCGTGCCGCTGACTCCCGTAATACCACAGGCGGCATTGGCGCTCAGGTTTGCTATTCCGTTAGTGGCTCCAAGCGGAAACGCTGTGTTCGTTGTCCACGCATTCGTCCGAGAGTCAAAGTAGCCTATCCAGTACTTCGAGTTGATGCCAATATCTGCGGTCACTGTCCCGTTGTCCAATGCAGCGATATTGCCCCCAGTATCGGAGTAAACCTGAAACAATCCGGACACGTTGGTAACGACTATTCTATTAAGAGTCGCGTCCAACATCTTAAGAAAGACACCACTAGAATTAGTCGCGGCCAGGACGATACCCCCACCCGTAAGCTCAGATGCGGTGATAGAACCCTTGGTCCCAGCCGCGCTGATTATGTTAATCACGTGGCTGTTATTGTTGGCGAGGGTAAGGCTATTACTCAACGCGGCTGCGATGCTGTAGTTATTGGTAAGCACTCCCGCGGGAAGGGTGGCTACTGCCGTGGGCGCTCCATTCGTAAACTGACTTCCATCCCAGAAGTAGCCATCGCCCGCCGCCAATGCTGTTCCGGCCATATGCGAGTGATTCGACAATTCCAAGAGCGGAAGGTTGGTAACGCCCGAGCCGTCTCCCGTAAACACACCGGCAAAAGCTGTGAATCCACCGGTTGAAGTCAACCCGTATGGCCCGATTGTGACAGGCCCAGCCGTAGCTGGAAACTTCCAGCCGACAGTGTTGTCAGCGTAACGCCACGTGTAAGCTCCATTGACCATTTGAATCGTCGTATCAGTGGTTATTCGCTGAGACAGATTCGTCGCCGTCGTATTCGGCCAGTTCGTAAGTGCAGCCGCATTGAACGTGCCCGAGCCAGATCCGCTGCTATTCGTTGAAACCTGACTCAGCAAGTAAGTCTGAGCCACCAAAAGGTCCCGGTCACTCAGGGCATAGAATGCCGCGCCGTTAGACAGGATTGACGAAGGGGAAACCACCGTGCCGTAAACCAGAAGCGAGAGCAGGGTTGATTGCGAGATTTCCAACTCGCGCGGACCTAATGCATAGAACGCTGCGCCTGACGAAAGGATTGAGGAAGGCGTTTGCTGGCTCGTTCCAATCCCGACAATCAGCATCAGGCATAATAGTACCGATGCGACGCGCCTCATGGTGCCTGCTTGATTTCAATCGCCATCGCCGCCCAAGCAGTAGATGTGCCTGTAATCGCGACAGTATTGTCAGTTGTCGCCAATCGGAAAACCCCGTAGATGCCGTCAAAGGGTGTGGCGAAGTTGGCGGCATAGTCCGTGGTCCATCCAGACTCAGGAGAGCCATTGAAAGTGGCCGCCGTCACATTAAAGTTCGCGACGGCATAAACCGCATTGGCTGATCCAATTAAGGATGCCAACGTGATATTCGGATTCGTGCTCGCATCATTGCCATTAAACCCGACCTGGACAATCGCTCCGCTTCCATTTGCTCCACTAGTATCAGCGTTGACGAACTGAAACACGCGAATATGGCAGCCCGCCTGATTCACGCCACCAAAGTCAGCAGTGCCGGCTGTCGTCGTTGGAGAGGCGCCCATTGCGCGAAAGAAGGTCAGGCGCAGAGTCGGGCTGGCCAACGTATTGAAGTTCGTCGTGCCGATTTGGACCCACGTAAGGCCGTTGCCTGAGAATGTTGGAGTGGTCGAAGGTGTGTTCGCGCTGGCGACTATCGCTATCACCAGAGCATTTGCCGTGGGGGTGTAAGTGGCCGCAGTCGAATAGCTATTCGCCGCACTAGTGGTATTGAGGACACCCAGATTGGTCGTTATCGTCATCGTCGGCGTTGCAGCGGCCGCGCCAGCTTTTTGTAGTTGAGGCATGCGAAACGTGAACGCCTGACAAATGAGTAAAATGGCTAGTGGCCAATTCATTAATTAAGGGGGAAGTAGTTGTAGTTGGTAACTACACTACCATACACCCACACAGTGACGACGGTTTGATTGGTGACGAATGGAACGCCAGTGGTTACGACTCCCGCAGGGGAAGTCAAAGTCCATGGGCTGGAGCCGACTCCATTGGTTTTTATGAGGAACACAGTCGTCTCTACTTTAGTCTTGCCTGAGGTTTGGTTGATAGGGCCTCCCAGGGTATATGACGCCCCCACGTTCGTCATACTATACCCGAGGGCTAAATCCGGGAAGTTCGACATATTGGTAGGATATATGGTTTGGTTCACCACAAGATTGTTCCATGTAACAAACTCAGGGTTTGAAAAATTGGCAGGTTGGAGGTTGCCTCCGGTCACGGTAACCGCGCACGCATTGGAGTTTATGATGATAACCCCGTTTGTGTAAGGAGAGTATATCACATTATTGAATTCCAATGTTCCACCAGGCACCACCAAAACAGCAAGCTTCGTCATCCCATGACCAGCATGAGCGGCCAAGTTAAAGGTCGAGTTGCTTACCTTCCAAAACGAGGGATTGTTAAGATTAATCCCCGTCGAGAACCAGATAACAGCATCCCCGGTTAAGCCGTGCACATCGCCCCCAGTGGGGTTGTTCGTGTCAATCACTATGGGGTGGTCTGACGCTGAGTATTTGAAATGGCAACTGTCAATGACGACCTTGGAACTGCCTTGGTCGAATAGACCGATGTTTGAATTGGTCCCACCGACTCCCTCAAATGTGTCGCCAAAAAAGAGATTGGTATTGTCGCCGACAAAAGACAACCCAGTCAAATCCGCCCCGTTCGTGCCCAACACTCGATTCACGAAAGTGCTATTTATCCATGTTCCATTGCCAGACAAGTAACCGAAGTTTCCAGTGGTTCTCGGGCTATTGGTCAAGTTGTCTTGAACGAATACCGAATTGTAAGACGAAACCGAACCATTAGGCGCGGTGACATCTAAACCGAGGACAGTCTCATGTCCGTATGACTTACAATTCAAAAATGATATGTCAAAGAACCCGATGCTCACTGTGTTGTTATATAAGTAGTGAGAGGTGAAGGCGTACCTCTGAGTCACGATCAGGTCATACAGGGTGACGTTCCCATGCATGATTATGGCGTCGGTGTTGGTATAGTCAGTCGTGATGGTCTTGCCGTTGCCGTACACCGTAATGTTGGTCCAATTCAATGCCGAAGCGGGATCGCCATTGTTGATTGCGTTGGTAAAAGACGTGTTGCTCCTAAGGAAAATACTATCTCCGAACATGTTATTCGACGATGCCAAGCCTATTGATGGATATGGAGAGGTTATCAACCCTCGCTGGCCAGTTGTCCCGCTTGTGTTGACATACAAGTAAGCAGCGTTACCGATAGGGGCGAAACCAAGGGTATTGGTGATGTTTGATACCGTGACTCCTCCGGTCGCCGAAACCACGCTTAACAAGTAAGTCTCGGCCACTTCCAGGTCGTGCGGACTCATCGCGTAAAACGGCGCAGCGTTCGAAAGAATGGTGTTCGGGGACATCACCGTGCCGTAAACCAGGATGGACAAAAAGGACGACTGCGCGATTTGAAGATCTCGGTCAGACAGCGCGTAATACGCCGAGCCGGCAGCTAGGATTTGTGAAGGGGTTTGCTGGCTGACGGTTATCCCGACTACCAGCATCAGGGCCAGAATTGCGGCGGCAAGTTTTCTCATAAACAAAAAGGCACTACACCGCCGAAATGGAAGGGTGGAGTTAGCTCAATATGGACAGGTAAACACCAAAGTCCCACAGGGCCAGTCGCATCAAAGCATCATCGTCCATTGCCAGCAGGTAAGCGTAGGCAACTGATTGTGTTTTCGTGGTGATGCTGGTGTTGGCCAAATCCTGCCCACCGCCTCCGGCGTTAAGGGCGGCAAACACCAACGACGTAAAAATCGGCAATAGTTTCTGGCGAGGGATTCCGCGCATTGCGGTTTCGGCGGCCGCCAGATCGGTCTTCACCGTCGCCGCGGTGGTTGTCAGGGCATTTGAATGAGCGAGGCTATAAAGGCCGAGCGCCAGCATGGCCAACTGCGCGTGATGGTCCAGCAATTGCGGCCCGTAAGGGCCGGCCTGCGTGATGATGTAGTCAGAATTCGCCATAAATCAGTAATCTCCCGACGGGGTGTTGGGCACGCTCTCGCGCAGATCGGTTTTCCAATCCTTCTCGCCGCCCTTGGGATGGACGCATTCGACTTCCAAGTCGCCGTCGGCGTCTTCGCCCACGACCTTGAGAGTGATTGTGTCGCCCGCCTTGTAATTCTCCCGTCCGGGAAAACTGTCCGGCAGGAAAAATGTCTGGTCGCCCTGGTCGGAGCTTTCACTCTCGCCCATCTCGGAAGGATCGCCAGTGTTGGTTGGGCCGCTGGCGTCCGCGGCGTCCATTGCTCGAAGGATTCGCATAAGTCATCCCTCGCCGATCTTTCGACCGGCGAGGGTTCAAGTTTAAGACTACGACTCGTCGCAGAACGAGTTGTAAGGTGTGATGTTCTGGTAGCCCGTGCCAGTGGTGATGCTAGTCGGCCAGGTGATGGTCGCCGAGCGCGGCACGTCAGCAACAGGAGTCGGTTCGCGCAACGCAAGAATCCACATCTCGATTGCCGGGAAAATGGTCTTGGTGCCCATCTCGTATTCGCCCAAAAAGTAACCCTTGTTCTTCTTGTCGTTGTAGATGGTGCAGACGCCACCCGTGTTCGGGTCGGTGGACTGGAACGCATCTGGGTTCTTCCAACTCCATTTGCCCATCAAATTGCGGGCCAGGAACGGCATGTCGGAATTGACGCTCTCGGTCTCGCCGACATAAACCTCGCGCGCTGCTCGGTTGTAAATGTGGAACAACTGGTAAGGCGCATTCTCGTATTCCGGATCGAACACAGGCTTGAGGCCAACCGTCGCCGCGCTGTTCTGGAAAGGCCAAATGCGCTTGTAACTGCCACCGCCAAGCCCGGTGAACCGGAGCGGTGTCGCGTCCACGTGGAACAGGAAATTGCCGCATCCCATCATGGCACCGAACTTGAAGAACTTGCCGCCCTTCGCGAAGTCAGCCGCATTGTACATCATCGTCAGCGCCGGATTTGCCGCGCCCAACTCCTGGAAGGTGCTGATGTCGCCCATCAATTCAAACATGCCGGTCGGCGTGTAGGCGTTGGCGAAGTAGCCCTGATAAAGCAACTGCGGGGCGAAGTGCTGGAGATACTGCATCGAAAGCTTGCTCGTCGGAACGCCGCTCGAACCAAGGACCAGCTTCGTGCAGTTCTGCTGGAACATGCTGGCGGTAGTCGCGATCTTCGTGAAGCCCGAACCGCAGATGTGAATGTAGTCACTCTGCCGCAAGGAAAGCAGCCGCAGGAAATCACTCGTGATGTTGTCGGGCACCTTCTTCAGCCCGTCAATGATTCCACCCAACTGCGCTTCCGCTTCTTCGATGTGCCGCAGGCGGTCAAAGCAGAACGGCGGCGTCGAGTAATCGCGGTGATACTTGACGTAGGTTGAGCGAGTGCTGCCCCAGCCAAGCATCAGGCGCGTCGGATCGCACATCGGCTGAACGGCACAATGACCGCCCGTCGAATCGCTCGCATCCATCGCGTCCCAACAACCATCGTCGTTGGGCATCGTGACGTGAATCTTGTCCCAGGTGTGCGTGGTGCCGGTGAAGGATGGCCACGGTTTGGAGGGATAAAGACCGGCGTACGTGTAATCAATGGGGAAGCGATCTTTGGAAAGCTCCTTATCCCAGTCCGGAATTCTGCGAAAGAGAAATTCGTTGAACCTGCGACAATCTATGGCCATGTTAAAAGTAAGTTGTGCGCAATGCGCGATTTACTGCTGGTTATCACGAAGTCGGATGACTCGGTTGTTTTTACGAGACTCTCTCGAAGGGTTGGCGAACCCAGAACTAACAGCCGATTAAGGCTTACACCTCATTCAACTTTTTGTATTGACAAAAGATGTGCCCACTGGGAACACTCGCAATGTGTTGTTCAAAGATGCGCTCAAACTGTGGCGGGGTTCCCGCTCACTGAAAGAAGCGGCTGCGGACCTTGGGATTGATTACCCGAGCTACCGAAAATACGAGACGGGCAAAAGGACTCCAGTGAAGTTGGCGCAGATCGAAATCGAAAGGCGAATGAATGCGAACCCTGACGGAAAAAGATAAGCAACGATATTGGTCAAAGGTTGATGTGCGCGGCCTTGATGAATGCTGGCCGTGGATAGGATTGATTACGCGCAAAGGATATGGATTCTTTTCGGTCGGCGGAGCACGCGGCGAGCGTGGCGGCAATCACGTTCTGACCGAAGAACAGGTCCGCAGCATTCGGCGTGAGTATGTTCCGGGGCAAATCAGAATGAAGGACATCGCCATTCGCTACGGCGTTGGCTGGAAGGCAATTCAGAAAATCATTCAGCGCACTCGCTGGGGCCATCTCACGTGAAGATCGATCTCCAAAAAGCCCGCACTCTCTGCAATCTTCGCGCCTCCAAAGGCATCAAGGCTTCTTGGGTCGCAAAGCAAATGGGCATCTCTGCGCCTCATCTGTGCCTGATGGAAAGCGGCAAGCGCACATGGTCTGAGAAGTTGGAAAAGAAGTTCAGAGCAATCGTTGGATGAGTGCTAAGCCACAACAAGGAACTGTGTTGCGCCAAATCGGGCAGGCGTGGCTGATGAAGTGTGATCGCTGTGGAAAAGAGTTTCTCGCCTATGCGCCCACTCGACATTTTTGCTCTCGGGCTTGTTATCGCCCGAAGGATTTCGCCGAAAGATTTTGGAAAAACGTGGACATAAAAGGACCAGACGATTGCTGGCTTTGGACATCGCCATCAGTAATCAAGGGCTATCCATCGTTTTACTGTTGCGGAAGGGGGCGGCGTGGTGGTCAGGTCGCGTGGATGTTGGAGCATGGAGAATTTCCGAAGCTTTGGGTTCTTCATAAGTGTGACGTGCCGCTTTGTGTTAACCCAAAACATCTATTCTTGGGGACGGCGATGGATAACAATGCGGACATGATTCGGAAAGGACGCGCCAACCCCCCGCGAGGCGAGCGTTCAGGCAATGCAAAACTTAAACAGGCACAGGTTGATGAGATACGACAACGGCATTCTTTGGGGAATATTACGCAACGCAAACTTGCTTTGGAATTTGGTGTCAGTTTTAAAACGATAAACAAAATAGTTCTGAACCAGAGGTGGGCGGTATGATTCCCCTTATTTGGGTGCTTCTTGGGCGTACGGGTGATTTGATTTCAGTTCTTCCCCTTCTCCGCGAAGAAGCGCAAGCAGGTCGCCGCCCAACACTCATGGTTGCCAAGGAGTTCCTTGGCGTGATGACTGGCGTAAGTTATTGCGATGTGGTTCCGTTTGATGGCGCGTTCGATGACTTGGATGGTGCAGTTGCCAAGGCGAAGGAGATTGCGGTCGAAGTGAAATGCGTTCAAGTCACAGGGCCGCCTGATGCGGTGAAGCGCTTGACCTACGATCCCACGAACACTGATTCTGCTAAGACGGATTGTTTCCAGAAAGAGGTTTGGCGGTTCATGGGCAGGTTCGATAGGTGGAAGGACCAGCCACCGCTCATGTTTGATGGACGCGATCCTGAACGTGAAGTTGCCTTGCTGAATTCAATTGTCCGCCCTGCTAAGAAGAAGATTCTCCTTGTCGCTCTCGGCGGGAACAATGCGCCGTTTCCATATCCAGACCTGTGCTTTGAACTCCTGCGTCTCAAGTTCCCGAAGATGCACATTATTGACTTATCGAAGATAAAGGCGAAACAGGTTTACGATCTACTCGGTCTTTATGAGATGGCGCATTGCCTTGTGGCCTGTGATAGCGCCCCGCTTCATCTGGCGTATGCACTCGTAAAGACGCTACCGGTGGTCGCGCTCATCAATGACAAGCCTTCGCTGTGGCACGGGTCCGCATGGCGCGCGAATCACATCGCCCACATTCGCTACACCGATTTTCCAAAGGCTGCGGTGGAGATGCTGGACGCGATTGAGAACATCGGCAAACCCGGCTCGCCATTTGACCCATCGTTGAGCACACCGAAGATTGTGCATGTCTGGTCCTGCTACGAAATCTCAAGCGAGAACGAAGAACGCACTGCCAACGCCGCCGACCTGTGGTATGAGCAGTCGAACGTCGTCGCGTGTCCGGTGGAAGTCGGTTCCGTCGGCCAGGATTCCGCCAACGTGCTCAAGGATGATAAGCGATTCCCGATGGTCCGCGATGTCATCCGCAAAGCCTGTTATCGCGCTGAGCCTGATGACGTGATTTGCCTCACACGTTGCGATACGTCTCCGACACCTGGACTTGCCGAGCGAATCCTTTCAGGGCCGCTCCCGGCATACGCCCATCGCACCATCCGCAATGGCGACGGCGACACCTTCCATCCCGCGGTGGACTTGTTCGCCTTCACGCGGGCGTGGTGGGACGCGCACGGTTCAGAGATGCCGCCGATGGTGCTGGCGATGGACACTTACTGGAATCGCGTGCTGCTTGATGTGGTGAAGAAGCACGGCGCCCATGAGTTGCCATTTGCTATCCATCGCGAACCAGGCACGCCCGCAGCAGTATCACCTGTGGCCACCAAGCGTTTGCTCCACAACGAGAATGAAGCCCTGAAATGGTGGCAGAAGAACGGCAGCAAGATTGAGCCTGAGCCGGCCACACAACAAACGTCCGAGGGTTGGATGGTCAACCGCCATGCGCTCCTGCAATACGGCTACAATCCGAGCATCATTCGCGTTGGTGACCGGCTGCTGATGGCCTACCGCTGGCATCCAGAACACGAAAGCCGCACGAGGCTGGCCGTCGCTGAACTGGACGCAACCTTTGGCGTCATGGTGAACAAGCAGATTCAGGTCGAAGCGAAGTCAGCCGAAGATCCGCGGCTGTTCATCTTTGGAGGTGCGCTCTGGATTTGTTACGTGGACAGCACCTTCCCTGACAGAGATCCGAAGTGCATCACGCGATATGGGCGGTTGCGCGAATATGAGAATCATTGGGCAGTCGAGGATATTTACCAGCCGATGATTGGGAAGAATGACGGATCATCGCTCGAAAAGAATTTCGTTCCGTTTGCCTTTGAGGACAAGCTGCTTTGCATCTACCAAACGCACGGCGAACAAATCGTCCACGTCCTCGAAGGCGACAAGTCGGTTCTCACACATCGCGCGCTCGGCCCACGCTGGCCATACGGTCCTATGCGCGGTGGCACTGTGCCGCTTCCTTACAAGGGAAAATTTCTGCGCTTCTTCCACTCTGGCTTGGATAACGAACCCCCACCGTGGCGACGGCGTTATTACGTTGGTGCGATGCTTATGGAACCAACGCCACCATTCCAGACTGTCGCCATCAGCAGTGAACCAATCCTTCGCGGCAGTGAGCGCGACGAATTGAGCGATGTCGAGCGGCAGGGTTGTCAGCAATATAAGGCCAAGGTCGTGTTCCCCTGCGGCGTGCTGGCTTATGAAAAGGATTGGCTGCTCTCAATCGGAGTGAACGATAGTGCGTGCGCGTTGGTGAAGATAACGGAGGATGATCTGCATCTATGAGCAACGAGGAAATACGGCTAGCAATAGCGCAAGTTTTGGAACCACAGCAGGAGTGGGAGATTTTTGAGGACATCTATCTCAATGCCCCGCAGCCTTACAGAAAGGATGTCGGCTTCCGTTATCCAGCGCATTCGGGTTGGATTATAGCAAAGAATTACCCCGAAGACCTGAACGCGATGCACGAGGCGGCTATGTCAATGACGACAGCCGAGCGGAAGGAAATGAGGTTTTGGCTTTATGAATTGACAGATCAAATGAGTGCCCACGATGCCACTGCCAAGCAGCGTGCAGTGGCATTCCTTCGGGTGAAGGGGCTTTGGAAATGAGCGACCTTGATCTATTCGTCCGCATCGCCCGCCTGCATCCAAATGTGGATGGCTGGTGCCCGTTGCCAAAGGCGCAGACGATGGCGGCTGCTGTGCTCGCCTTGCGTCCCGATGTCACTGTTGAAATCGGCATCTACGGCGGCAAGTCGTTCCTGCCGATGGCACTGGCGCATAAGGAAATTGGCCATGGCGTTTGCCTTGGCATTGACCCGTGGAACCCGACTGAATCAGCGAAGGATCAGGAGCATCCTGCCGACCGCAAGTATTGGGGCGAACTGAATCACGAAGCGGTGATGAACAAGTTCTTCAAACTGATGAACGATCTCAAACTGCATGATTGCACGAAGATAATCCGCCAGCCGAGCGACCAAGTGATTCCACCTGAGAACATCGGCATCCTGTCACTCGATGGCAACCATGGTGAGGCATCCATTCGTGATGCCAAACGGTTTGGCCCCAAGGTGCGCGTCGGCGGTTTGGTCTTCGTGGACGACATTGGATGGACAGGCGGCAAGGTCCGCATCGCTGTGCACGAACTGATCGAAATGGGATTCAAGCGGATGTATGACCTTGGTAGCGGTATTGTGATGCAACGAACATGAGCATTCTTGTTTTATTCGTAGGGCTAGGCGGTCTCATTGTCATGGTTTCATTCATACTGTCATGTAGGCTTAACGATCTTGAGGACAGAATTGTGACTTGCGAGAGAAAATTGAAAGAGATGTTTCCTGATATAACATAGTATGCCGCTGCTTCAATTCAACCTCACGGGACGCTTTGGGAATCTGCTTTTTCAGACAGCCTATGCTTTTGCTTGGTGCCAGCAGAGCGGCTACGATCTATGCCTTCACCCATGGATTGGCGAGCAAATATTTTCAGGGCTTCCAAAGGTCGTGCGCCCCGAGAACCACACCCCTGACCTTGTGTGGAATGACCGATTGTTTCAGTGCCAACTTGATCTGATTTACACGCGCAAGCAGGTGCGTGAATGGTTCAAGCTCAAGCCCGAGGTTGAGAAGATGCTCGTGCCTGCCAGATTCCCAAATCGCGTGTGTTTGAATGTTCGGCAAGGGCAGGACTATCGCGATGCAGGACTTGTGACACTTTCAGAGAAGTGCTATGCGAATGCCGCGATACGACTTGGTTTCAGTCCGGGTGATTGCCGATTCGAGACGGACCTGAACCCAATCACGCTGCCCGCATTTCCAGGAGATTTGAGATCCAGTGGTCATTGCGTCTCGGCGGTTGGCCTGCCGTCGTTCTATCGGCTGATGACTGCGCCGGTTTTGCTGAGGGCAAATTCTACGTTCAGTTATTGGGCTCATGTTCTGTCTGAGAATCAGGTCGTTTACTCACCTGTGATTCGTGGACTACCCGGTGGAGTGCCAAATGTGGACTGCCAAACTTTCCTTCGCGGCAACTTCCCCGCGATGGTGGATTCGCCTGACCATTCGGATCTTTATCTACAAGAATGACCCTCGAAGAAATCTATCGCCAGAAGTGCAACGAGCCGTCGGACATCAATGAGCATTTGCCGGTTCTTCGGGAGTATGCCTCAATGTGCCAGCACGCGACTGAGTTTGGCGTCCGGGGCATTGTCTCGACGTGGGCACTTCTTTGCGGCCTTGCGTGGGGTGCATGGAGATGTGGGTGGGATGGCGGCAACAAGCACACGAGAACCCTTGTGTCATACGATCTTACCCATCCGGGGAAAAGTGCAATTGATCAGGTGCAGGCGTTAGCGATTGATTCCGGAGTTCGGTTCAAGTTCCTTGTCGGGGACACTCGAAAAATCACTATTGATGAGACGGACCTGTTATTCATTGATACCTTCCATACCTACAACCAACTCAACGCCGAACTCAGGTTGCACAGCACTAAGGCTCGCAAGTTCATCATCCTGCACGATACTGAAACCTTCGGGCGCAGGGGCGAAGCGGGCGACGAGGCTGGGTTGCTTGTTGCGATGGACCTGTTCCTCGCAGAAAACCTGCACTGGAAAATGAGGGCGCAATTCTACAACAACAACGGACTGACCATTCTCGAACGCAAATGAACTGGGAATATTTGAATCGCTGCCGTCTCCAGCCCGAAAAGGATCGACAATTCGGAACTACCCCATCGGACGGGTTCAACGGATTCTTTTGCCTAATCCTTAATGGACTTCCGATCAAGTGCATTGCCAGTGATGGCATGGGGTGGCAGCACGTTTCGGTGTCCATCGCTAACAGCACCAACACCCCATCATGGTCCATTATGTGTCAGGTCAAAGACTTGTTCTGGAATGACGAGGACTGGGTTGTTCAATTTCATCCCGCGAAATCTGAGTATGTAAACAATCATCCCGGCGTGCTCCACTTGTGGCGATGCACGACTCAGGCTTTCCCGCAGCCGGATCGGATAATGGTCGGATACAAAAATCAAGCCGACCTTGATCGAGTGGCCGCCATGTCAAACCCATGAGCAAACTTATCTCCATACTCATGCCCACTCGCGGAAACATCGGCGGGCTGATGCTTGCCCTCGGGTCAATCAAGCGCACGGCGACCAATATGGACGAGGTTGAAATCCTGCTGCGGATGGACGACGACGACCCCAATCGAACCGCTATAGCCGATGGACTTGCGGCTGACTTCGGCGCGCGCACCATTGTTGGCCCTCGCGGACGCGGCTACATTGACATGGGTGTGTTCATCAATGATTTGGCTAAAGAGGCGACTGGTCAATGGTGCTGGCTGATGGACGATGACGCATGGATTGAAGGCAATTGGCAGCCGCAGATCGCCGCCATTCCCGCCGATCCCGCCAATGGTCCGTGCCTCAACGCTGAGTTCTATCAGCTTGGCCCGAGCCATTACGTCACGCCGCAAGACAGTCCAGTTGGACTCATTATGCCGACGGCGCTCGTGAAGAAGATTTCACACAACAATCCAGTGGACGCTCAATGGTGGAGCATCTCGCGGCAGATGGGCTGGACGACGCACTTTCTGAAAGGTGTCACGTACTATCACGAAGGGAGAGCACGATGACTCTCAATATTTCGTGGCTAACGTCGCGCAAGGCACCATGTTTCGAGTGGTTTATTTCTTCGCTCCTGCGTCAACTCAAAGGCGATTTCACCGACATTCAGATCATCGTCGTGGATTATTGGTTGCAGGAGATTCCGCATCACAACTGGACCACCGATGATGCGACGAAGCGGCGGACGGCATGGCAGGCGATGATTCCCAGTGGCCTTCAATGCGTGCTCACAAATCCTAAGCCTACACCGTGGCAGGGTCCGCATCGCCTAACGAAGAACGACTACTTTGCCGCAGCGAATACACGCAATACCGCCATCTGTTTCGCCAAGGATGGGCACCTTGCTTACGTGGACGATCTATCCGTGCTCTGTTCTGAGTGGCTACAAGCCGTGCGCGAGGCGTGCGGGGCGAATCGCATCACCGCTGGCGCATTCAAGAAGCACAAGAACCTCGTGGTTGAGAACGGCGAGGCAAAGAGTTTCGATGTGTATGAGCCGGGAATGGATAGCCGATGGTCGCATGGCAGAGACTACGCCATCCCGTGCCCGCCAACATGGTTGTTTGGATGCTCGCTCGTCGCGCCAGTTGAGCGGTTCTTGGAAGTTAACGGATGGGCAGAAATCTGCGACTCGGGCGGGTTGGGACTTGAGGATTGTTCGATGGGTATCGCGTGGGCAAATCATGGACACCAACTTTGGTACGATCGCCGGATGCTCACCTACGAGAGCGAGGAACGCCACTTCCAGCAACCGAGTATGAGGCGGATAGACAAGAAGAAGGATGGCACTGTGACGATTCCAGGATATGGCACACATCCCGACGAGAAAGGGCATCATCTCGTCCGCGTGCTGTCCAAGGCCAAACGATTCACGAACTACTTTGAACCGGGTGGCATCGAGCGTCTCCGACAACGAATCTTGTCAGGCGAACCGTTTCCAGTTATCCTTGAACCTCGCCACGACTGGCATGACTCGCAACCTTTGGAACAACTATGACAAACACCGACAAGCCCATGGAACTTAACGACGCCATCTCCCGCCTGCTCAAGAGCGGCGTGGTCAAGGTCACCTTCGGCCAGCGTGACGACAATACCATCGGCGTGATGGCTGAGCAGATGCTCAATGCAGGTGAGCAACATTTCATGCACCAAGCGAGCGATGTGACCGCCGAAGAAGGATTCAACAAAGTCCTGCGCTCGGTCGAACATGCGGCTCAACTTCAAGACACGATCCTCAAAATCCCGCGCAACGGGAAACTCAAGTAATGGGCGACACGAAAGAACTATTCCTTCGGCAGACTGAACTCTGCGAGCAGTTGAATGCCGTAGTTACCACGGACTGGTTTAAGAAGTGCCTCGCCTTCGCCTGTGCTGAATTGATGGAGCGCCCCGGTGTCACATCGGAGCATTTGGCCGGCGTCCAGCGATTCAAGGTTGTCCTACTGTCCATGACTGATGATGACGATGATGAGTCTGTGGCGTTGCCGTCCAGTGGACTCATCCACAATTTAGACATTCCTTCCCGAGATGTTCCGCCTCAACCAAAGCCTAAACGAAAGAAGAAAACATGAAGATTCTGCTCGCTCCTGATTCCGGCGCTGCCGTCGCAGCTCCACCTGCGCCCGCTACTCCCGCGCCTGCCAAACCAACCGCCCCGGCGCCAGCCGAAGGCGGGGATGACTTTTCCAGCGTGGACGCGCTCGCCAAAGCGCCGAAGCCGAAAGCCGCTCCCGTCAAGCCTGAGTCGCCGAAGGACACGAAGGATGCCCCCAAGCCAAAGGACGAGAAGTCTGCTCCTGCCGAGCCTGCCTTTGACGATCCGGACGATAACAAGTTCCAAACCCCGAAGGCATTGCGCGAGGCACGCAAGCGGGCTTTGAATGAACTCAACAACACGAACCAAAAGCTTCGTGAGTATGAGCGCAAGATCGCGGATGCCGATGGTAAAGGCAAAGACACATCGGCATTGGCCAAACGTGTCGAGGCGTTGGAGAAAGAGAAAGAGGATCTGCACGCTAGCCTGCGGGCCGCCAAGCAGGAGGTCTCACCTGACTTCAAGCAGAAGTATGAGGCACCGCTTGAAAAGGCGATTAAACGTGCTCATGCCCGCATTGGAGAGTTGAAAATTTTGGATGAAGCGGGAACTCCGGTGGCCAATGCTGACTGGAAGGTATTCAGTAAAATCTATGGCATGGAGCGCGAAGTGGCCAAGCAAGAGGCAAAGCGCCTATTTGGTGATGATGCTGACCTTGTGATGGATTATCGCGCTGAGATCCAGCGGCTCACCGAAGATCGCAATGAAGCGTTGGAGTCTGAGAAAGAGAACTGGAAAGCCCGCCAGGAAAAGGAACGTGCCGACCAGGCATTGCAAGCCGAGCAATGGGAGACCGCCCAACAGGAAGCCATCCGCGAAGTGGCTGAGCGCAATGCCGAATGGTTCCAGGATGGCAAGGACGCTGACGAGAACGCCATTCGCAAGGCATCCATGACCGTACTCGAGAATGGCGTCAAGGGTTTGGACAAGGACGGCAACCCGTTAACGCCAAAGAAACTGGCTCAATTCGTCGCTACAGTGCGTCACCGCGCGGCCAACTTCCCCGTAATGGTCCGCAGGCTCACCGATGCACTGGAGCGCGTTTCAGAGCTTGAGGGCGTGCTTGCCGAGAAGAATGGCAGTGCGCCGGGTGCAACGGCTCATCCTGCGTCCGGGGTTGACGAACGAAAGCCTGAGACTGATTGGCGGGATGATTTGCGCAAGAGTGTGCCGACAGTCAATGACGGTGGCTAGTCACTGAGAGACCTCCCAATCCTTCGATATTCGGGCGCCTGTGACGCCCATCGCAGTTGCCTTTGCAATGGCGGGCATCCACATATCCATGAGACTGATTTGACTATCAGTCATCCCGAGCCCTTCGCGCCATACATCGTGCATCGCTTCGGCGGCCGGGATTGGCAATGCGGTCTGCGTGATGTATTCCGGCCACGTATAAGGCTCAACGCCCTGCGCCCGTAGCCGCTTTGGCAATTGCGTCTTGCCGGGAAGCATTCCAAATCCCGCCGCAGGAAGCGGACGCTGCTGGAAGTCCCGCCCAAAGGCCAAGTCGGCCGTCATTCCCGCAAATGGACTGAGCTGCGTACGGGCATACTGGAAAAGCGTGTTTGCTGTGTTCTCATCCTCGTAAACGATCTTGTTGAGTTTGCCTTCATTCTTGATTCCAGACCACAGGCGCAATGGCAATCTGGCCATCGCAAGCATCGGTCCCCCATAGGCGATGTTCTGGCCTGCGATTTTGAACTTCAGGAAGTCACTACGATTTGGGTCAGTGAAATTGATTTCCTGATCGCTTCCCATTGCGGAAAGTAGACCTTGGTTGATAGCCAAGAGCCCATACAGAGTGCCAACCACCCACGCCTTCTCTTTGACCTGCTGGACAGCGAACCACTTCTCTGCGTCTGTGGACTTCTTCCAGCGCAGGAATGTATCAGCCGCCCTGACTGGATCGCCAACGAGCCACATAGCACGCGATGCTTCCAGTCGAGGGGCAAATAGAAGGACGTTCGTAAACTTGGGGGCGCTCTTTGCAGTGATTCCGGTGATGTGATTTACGTCATCGGCAATAGCCGCAGCCATGTCGGCTGTCTGCTTGTGCTTCGGTAGTTGGTCCCAATGATGGTTGAATATGTCCTGCCGAAGATTCTTAAGCACGGCGTAACCACGATTACCTGCCCCTGTAACGGCGTTGAAATATTCTGCCACCTTGGGTGATATTCTATCTGCACCACTCCTGATGGCGCCAGTAATCTCGGGAATATTATATTCCTCAATTGCGTCGGGGTTGTTTTGAAGTCCCGCACGCCTCGCAACTGTGTAGTTTGGATCACTCAACAAATCCTTGCGCATCATCTGGAAGAAGGCAGGACTTTTCAGCATCCTCACCATGCGCCCGTAATTCTTGAAATACGTGCCCCAGTGCTTGGGCATATAGAACAGTGCTGGGGCATGGGTTCCAAGAGCAACAAGCCCATGAAGACCGCCACCAATCTTGAGCGAGAACATGGCTCTTGGAATGGTAGCGAGTGCTCGGAGATACATCGGAACCTGCGTGGACTTGAGCCATGTCTTGGCTTGCAGCTTGTAGCGCCACAGTGCTTCCTGCTTTCGCCACGCTTCGTCAGCCAGGAACTTCGCTCGCTTGTTCTTCGTCATCAACTCCGTGACTTGCTTAGTGCTCAGCCCAAGGTCTGATGCAACCTTGCTGCGGATCGTATCGAAATCATCCTCGCCCTTATCGAGATACTCTTTGACCTTTTCCCAGACGCGCTTCTCAGGATTGACGCGAGCATCCGTCTCGGCCTTGGCTGCGTCAATGGCTGCTTGGCGAACTCTGGCATTGGCCGCGTCGAGAGCTTTCTTTGTGGCGATCTCCTGATCATTCGGTGGACGCGCGGATGCTTCTTTGACCCTCGCTTGATTCTCTGCGTCTGCTAAACGTGTTGCTGCTTCGCGTGCTGTCTTCTGTGACGCCTCAAGCGCCTTGCGTGCAGCATCCTCTTGCACTTTCGCAACCTCACGCTCGCGCACTGTCTGAGCAACGCGAGCCTTGTTCTCTGCGTCTGCTAAACGGACGGCATTCTCTCGGACGGTTTTATTGGCGGCATCAAGGGCACGCTTCTCGGCGTTGCTACTGCCTGCCTGCTTCTCAAGTTCGGCATTGAGCGCAGTCTTTGCACCCTCCGCTTCGCCTTCTGCCTTCTTCACGCGACCAGCAATGGACTTGGCGGTCTTGGTTTGCTGCGGCGTGAAATCCTTATCGGTGGCGTCAGTGTAAGCCTCGCGCAAGCCTGTGAACGTCCCGGTGTCAATGTCCTGCTCGCCCTGTTGTGCCATGCCCGACTTGTGCCACTCGGTCTGCATCGGCTTAATGCGGGCCGCCCAATCCGAACGTGCCTTCCATGCCGCGCGGTATTCAGGTGAATCGGTGCCGAACTTTTCTTCCGTGCGCCTGGCCTCGAATGCGAGTTGCCTCAAACGAGCACGAGCAACAGCAATGCCTTCAGCGGAGACGGACTTAGTTGGGTCGGACTCAAACTTGGCCATTACTGCTTCGGCAGCATTCGGGTCTTTTGCCAGCAACGCCTCGCCGCTCTGAACCGATTCGGCGGCGGCGATTCCTTCGCCCGGTGGCGGTAATGCTTCTTGTCCAGACGCAGCAACCTTCTCTCGGACACGTTGAGCCACGCCGGTAACGTCGGCACCTTCATTGGGGCCGAACTCTGACGGAGTGGCCCCACCCATGCCGACTATTTCACCTTGAACCGGCGCTTCTCCTTCTCGTGACTCCACGGGTTGGGATTGCTCGGGTGCAACTTGTTCCAAGTCATTGCTGCTAACTTTTTCGCCTCCTTCGATGACTTGCCCCGACGGAGGTAGCTGTCCCTGATTTCCTCGTATTGCTTCGGCATTTGGCACTCCTTTCTCTGGTGTTATGGCATCAAACTCTTTGTTTGGAAATACATTCTCGTCAATCCATTTGCCCAAAGCTGGATCTTTGTCGTAAACGTCCTGTCGTAAGTCAGCCCACTCCTGCGGGTCTTCAAACATTCTTGCGGGTGGATCAATTCCAATCTCTCGCACCCTGGCATTAGCAATCAGCGGGGCTTCCTCAATCTGCCTCGCACGCTTTTTAATTGCGTTCTGAATGATTGCCAGTTCGTCACCTGTCTTGCCTTTGCTCATCATCCCGCCGCCGACTCTATAAACCTCGCTGAGTGTTTTGGATGCAAGAATTGGGGACACGTCAGGCTCGGCGGCTGGAGTTGGTTCTGTAACTGTTGTAGTTACATCGGGTTCTATCTCCCCCTCAATCGCAGGCGCTGCGGGCTTTGCGCCTGCCGGGGTTTGAAGAATTGCGCCGGTTGCCAGCGGGCCCTGAACTTCGGCAGGTGAAATCCTTCCCACCATTCTGCCAACGCCGTGAGCAATCGGAAGTGCGGTGAAAGCTGTTGTCTGCAACAACTGACTTTGTAACCGCGCAATCTCATTCGGGTCTTGATCGGCTTTATTCTTTCCAAGCTCCTGCCCAAGCTTCTCCACAACGTCAGGCGCATCAGCAAGCATCTTTATGCCCATCGCAATCATCACTGGCGTCCCGCCTGCTGCGAGGGCTGGCGCGAGTGGGGCCAACCGCATCAAATCTTGAGCGACATGCGCGGCGGTCGCCTGTGCCGGATTGGTCTTGGCTAATTCGGCGATGTCCGCATCAACTGGAAGTTCGTCGCGTCCTTGAATTGCCGCCCAGGTGTTTTCCCACGTCTTCTGCTGTGGGCGAGCGAGAGCAAGAGAGCCAATATCAGTGCCGACGCCGCGCGCGACATTGCCAACGTCTGAAAGATTCTGCTGAATCTGCTGCGACAATTCTGGAATATCAATCGCAGGCGGCTCGGGGTTGACCTTCCCGCTTTGTAGATAGGCGCGTTGATACGGGTCGAGCTTGATTGTAGGCGGGGTGGGCGAAGAAAGGAAATCCTCAGCCTTCGTCTTGCTGCTCAGAAAGTCATCCGCACTTTGCTTTTCCTCAAGGAATGCCGATGCGCTTTGCATGTCATTCAAACTGGTCCTTGAATTGGTCCTTGAGAATCTTAACGCCGTCGTCCTTGCTCAACTTTCTAGACTGCACATCGGCCTTAACTTCGTCGGGGGTTTTGTAAGTGGAAGTTGCGGCTGGCGCGGCTGCTGGTTTCGCGGCAGTGGTATTCGTGAATGCCTTCATTTGTGCCATTAGTCCAGACCGATCTGACTCCAACCGTTCAAGCCTATTTTGTTCAGTGGTCGTCAACTGAAGCTTGGCATTCTTCGGGTTCTGCTCTGCCTCAAGTTTCCGTTTGAGTAGCGGGGCAAGCTGGCCATTTAGTCCGGTGATCTTGAATTGTATTTCCCTCGCCTTGACCGTCTCTTTGTCGTCCAGAACTTTGAATCCACCACCTTTAGGGTTGTAGATAATGTTCATGTTCTTCCCATCTGGAAGCTGCACTGTTTTCAAAACTGGCTCCGTAGTGTTAGGTGGAGTTGTAATCTTCTCCGACCGCAACACGGTCATGTCAGCGTTCGGATGCCGAGCCTTTGCCTGAAACACTTGAGCCTGATTCGTGGCGCGCGACAGTTCGTCAAAGAGTGCGCTAGTATCCTGAAGGACCAATGCCTTTTGCGCGTCCTTAATCTTCTGCGCATCAGCCGAACGCTTGCCAATCGCCTCCTGTGTGACCATCGCCCGAATCGTCGGGTCGGATGTTGCTCCAGGATGCTGCGTCAGAAATTGTGAAACACTCGGCGGCGTTGACGCATCAACTGGAAGTGTGGCTGACGCACCCCTTGGAGTCGTTGGCGTGACTGGAAGCGTCGTTGGCGCTGCCGCCGAAAGTTCTCCTGCCATATCATCCGGATTGGTCGCAGGTGCCATCAACTCGCTTCCAGGATCGGATGCTGGCGCAGCGAGCGCGGGAAGATTCGCGGACAGTTCGCCAGCAGGATCGGAAGTATCCGAGGCTGCGGCGGGATTGGTCTGCGCCTTGTGAAGTTCGCCAAGCAAATCAGCGACGGCTTGGGCTTGGTCCGCTTTGACCTTCGCGGCATCGGCGTATCGCTTCAACTCGCCTTGCCGCCACGCATCAATGGAGTTGTTGCGTGCACGTTCGAGTTCGGCCTGCGCGTCGGCGATGGCTTTGCGCTGGCTCAATTCCGCATTGAATTGCGTGCCTTGCTGCTGCATCTTGGCAGCGTCCACCACTGAACCAAGCAATAGTTTCTGCTGCGCGAGGGCTGAGTTCTCAAGCTGCTCTCGGAGGTTCAATCCAGCGGATGCGCCAGCGGATGCCGCAGGTATCGGTTCGGCTCGCCCAAGCCATGGAGCGGAAGTAAGCATTAGAAGAACCCACCAATCAGTTTACCGATGGCACCGCCGATGCCGCTTCCTGCGGTTGCACCAGCAGGGCCACCAAAGAACCCGCCAGCAGCGCCACCAAGCCCGGTTCCAATGAGCGAACCGATGGCATCGCTGCCTTTGTTCTTCTTGCCCTTCATTGAGTTTAGGTATCGTTGGAACAATGCGCTCGAGTACGCCGCTTGAGCCTCGGGATTGGGCGCGGCTGCATTGCTGGCGTTAGTTGCCGAGATTTCGGTTTGAAGCGCCGGATTGACGGTCTGGGTTTGGGATGTGCTGCCGACTAGACTACCAAGCCGACTCAAACCCTCAGATTGCCCTTGCAGGCTGGTCAGGCCAAGATCGCGCAGGGTGCGGTTGGTGGCCAATTCACTTCCCGGCATTCCCGAACGCACGCCGAACGTCGCACCCTCATTTTCAATCTGCTGCTTTACGTCGCCAGGAAGCTCACCGCGAAGCAGTGGCAGGATGCCTGACATGGCCGCCGTATTGCCTTCACCAAGCCCCGGAAGTTTCGCCGCAAGGTCAGTGTAAGGGTCAGGGGCACCGATTGAGCCAGGGACCAAGCCAAACGCTCCCGTGCCTTGCTGTGGTCCAGGCGTGTTGCTGTAGCCGTTCGCCGGGAGTGCCGTTCCAGCCGCCCGGTTCCCCGGCGCCGTGGTGCTGCCAAGGAGCGCCAACACGCCATATGGGTCGCGCCAGTTCTGGAATGATGCTAGCGGGTCTTTGCCGGGGACCGGCTTGAGATTCTGAATGTAGTCATGCCACTGCGGTCCTTCGGCGGCGGGTGCGTAAATTGGTTTTGCCATATCAGAAGCAGCGTTGTTCGCCGAGTGCAGTGCGGTTCATGCCGTCAATATTAACAGGGATGGCATCGTTCTCATTGTCCTCATCGTAAAGTTGCAGGTTCCCTTCGCGGATAGCTTTCATCTCAAACTTGGAAGCTGATTCATCATCGCCCGCACGTTCAGAGCGAATGGCCTGAATCATCATTTCCAGTGCATCCACGTTCTGGACGATGACCAGATCGGAGTCGTGAGCGACCGGGATGAACTTCAGTTTCACGAGCGCAATCACTGGTTGCCCTGATGTGCAGGTTGAGTTCGTATGAAGATCGGTGCGCAGATAGTCAGGCGAAGTCTCAGACGGTTCATACATCGCGAGGTCAATCATGTTCGTCCCGTCGGTGGCATAGACTCGCACTGGCCCATTGGTGGCATCCTTGAGCACTCGGTCAATGCGGCGGATGCTGGTCCATTCGATGTAAGGCACATCAAGGGACTTCTGCTGCCCATCTACCCAAGGACCGTTGCCTTTGGTGCGGATGGTTTGCCCTGACGAATCCTCACCAAACAGCGTCATCGTCTTGTTCTTGTCCAACGGGCTTTCGAGGTAGGCTCGCACTGTCGTCCAGCCGTTGGGAATGGCGGCGTACGTGGGCGATGTGCCCTGCATGGAAATCTGGCAACGCTGGCCGAGATACGACCACCAATAACTGCGGTCCCAACCTGAGCGATCATACGGCAGGAAATCGCCCCACATATTCTTTACCGGGATGGTGGTGCGGCAGAAGTTGAGCTTGCGGATTTGCCCGACGTAACGATTCCAGACGATGCAGCCATTGCGGACGCAGGTGTAAATCGGGACCACGGTGCCCTGCCACTCGCCACGCCGCATGAAACGACGGCACGCGTCATTGATCAGCCGGGCGAATTCCCTGCTGTTCGCCGGCACGGATGCAATCTCCGGAATGGAAGACTGCTTGCAATCAAGAAGCGTCAGCACGGTAAAAGAGTCACGCTGTTAGCGGTAAAGTCAAGAAGTAAGGTGCCTGCTTCCGTGGATGGCTGCGGCAGGCGCGCGGGAGGTGGATGAAGTCTCGCTGGTATGAATACCGAAATGTCCAGCCTACGCTCTCACGGATTACGATTTATACGGCGTCGGCATTGAGTTTGGCAAATTCAGGCGTCGGGATTGTCACTGCCTTGAACCGCGCACCCTTGAATCGGCAGTTGCCCTCGACCACCAACCGGAATTGGAAGGTATAGCCTTCGCGCAATGGGCGACCGTTCACGTTGTCAGCATCCTCGGATGACGGCTCACCGAGGCCAAGGCGTGGGCGGAATTGCGGGTCGCTATCCGGATCGAATTTCTCCGTCCATGTGCGCCACTGGACCCACTCAGGCCACTCATCGGGCCTGTAGTATGCGGTGAAGGTCACATCCTCAGTCATCTCGTCAATGTAAAACTCACCATCCAGGAGGCGCAGGCAATCATGAATGCGTGGATCATCTTGATGGAAATTGAACTGGCTGCTTTGCAGATCGTAAGTCTTCTTGGCATCACCCTCGTCATGCGTGTCACTCAATGGGCCGTCGGTGGGCAGGATTTCCCAAAGCTCCATCTTAGAAAGGTCGCTGCTGACGCACACCGCGAATTGGCGCTGAACGCCAGCGAAGCTCCCGCCAATCAATTGCAGGATATTCAGGTCTTCCCAAATGCCATCGTAAACCGCCTGAGCCTTTCCCTGTAAGCTACTCAGTGGGTCAAAGTTCAACGCAACCAACCGAGTATGGAACACGCCGAGCGAACTTTGCACCGGACTTGATGTCACTAGCAGGCGGTTATCGAACACTGCCGCACTGGAAAACGCTAACAGGTCGGGCGCGTCTTCCCTGAGAGTCGCGTCCACTTCCCGGCTTTGCGGCACATTTCCCCAGGTCGAGAATTCGCGACGAGCGAGTATTTGGCTCCTGATGCCATCCAGTGCGCGGTAGAAGAAATCACTGTTGGCGAGCACGGTAGAAACCTGTCCCTGGCCGCCACTTCCAATCACTGACGGTGGGAGGATTGGGTTGGTGATGTCCTGCCAACCGCCAGCACCAATTCTGTTTACTGGGGCGAGGCACGAGAATATGGTTGTGGCCGTCAGCACAGACAGTGGCCCTTGTCCGAGGCTTTCGTCAATGGCACTGGTGGGCATGATGGCGGTTATCTTTCCCGCCGAACTCGGAACTATGAAGAACCCGCCACCGGCCAAGAATGTGTTTTCAGTCACTCGCAGAACGGCATCACGCTTGGAGTATGCCACCGTGCCGCTGGCACCAAGCACGATGTCGCTTGCGATGAATCTCCTTCCATCGGTCAATGCCATCCAATTCCGCCCATGCCAGTAAGCCCCCATTCGACCTGAAGGCAACTCGTTCACCGAGTTAATGGCGGCCGGATTATCCATCGCGACCCCGACGGCTGGGTCGTTCAGGTTGACCAAAAAGACCGATGTGCTCGATGCTGGCGGAGGGGTAACTGACTTTACAACGTACGCTTTGGCTTCATCAAATTGGTATTCCAGCACAGTGCCCACAGGAAGCGTGAAGGCTTGCGTGAATGTGACCGTAACATCTGCGCCAATCGCCGGGGGCATGAAGGTGGTTCCGACGGTGAACTGAGTTACGTCAGGAATCGCCGTCAACTGCATTTGGTTGTTGTTGTTCAGGAATATTGACCACGGGAGTGGTTGAGGAAACGACTGAGACGGGTCCAGTTTCGCACGAACCGTGGTTGCTGTGCTGCTGACCACAATCCAGTAAACCCGGCGCGGGCTTATGGTAGGCCAGTTATTGATAACCGTATTTTCCGTGAAGAACGTCACTCCATTATCTGGTGGATGGAGCATCGGGCTTACGGAAATATCTACCTCTGTGTTTGTATCAAATATGTTTGCACCAGGCGCACCGTTGATTGCGGTGGAGAACCCAATTAATCCCGGCTGATAGTTGAATATCTGGCCCGCTGGCCTGGACGCCGCATTATCGCTGAGATTCGTCAGAACAACCGTAGGACTTCCCAATTGAATCGCGTAAAGGTAATTGCCAGCGTTGTTGGTAATGGAAACAATCGCATTGTTCGGACCTGAATAGGCAGGGCTTATCGTCGCGGCCACGCTTGCCCCAAGTGCCGGAACCGTTGGGCCACCTGTAATGTTCCCAAGTGACGCCACCGCCCCGGTTGATCGCCGAGAAGTCGAGCCGTCAAAGAAGACAGGCAACCTCAGTCCATCATTCCAAATCAAGAACTGCTCGGCCTGCCATAGCCAGTTTTGAGCTGCGGTGGTCGAATTCAAATCCCCTGCAATCGTGCGCTCGTAAAGCGTGGCGTTGTTGCCCGCGATGGAGAATTGGAATAGCCGACCTGACGCCGCAATCATCACGGATTCGTTTCCCACATCCGGTTTGTAATAGGCAGCACACTGGAACAGGGCCGTCTCGAATGCGCCTTGGAGTGTGCTGTTTCCAAGATTGACGATGCTTAACTTTCGGAATGCTCCCCTTGGTCGAACGAATTGCCCGCGCACGGTCCCGTTGGTCAGGTTCGCCAGTTGGTTGCGGGGAAGGTTCTGCGGGTCAATACCGCTGTTCATGCCGAGTTCAAAGGAACCCAGCGCATCGAACAGAGTCCTCGGGGTGAAGGCCATTATTGATGGCGCAGTGCGGTGCGGAGTTGATTCTGCTTGAAGGCGATTGCGGCGATGGTCGCGGCAAGATCGAGATTGGTCACGCTGAGTTCAACATGCCCGTAGCCCTCAGTGAAGGCAGTCACCGCACTGGCGATGATTTCTAGCGTTTGGCCGGCAGTGCCCGTGTTGGCCGCGGTGATTGCGGTTCCGGCTTGGCTTGCCCCGGTTGCGTATGTTCCAGACACCGATATGACGCCGCCAGTGGTTGCCGCAGTGTTGATTCGAGTCGTCAGTGTCGCGGCCTTCGCGCCTGTGGTAATGGCGATGTCGCAACGGAAGTTCGCGGAATTGACCTGAAAGGCGTACGGAATGACCGTCTCCCAAAGCTGGCTGTTCACCAAAAGCGCCATGCTGAATGGGCCAATGATGAGTGCATTGCGGACGCAGGTGGCGGCAATCGTGTCGGACTTCGTGCCGCCGCTGTTATCGGTGAATGCGGTGAGCGCGTCCAAGTCCCACGCCACGGTCTGATCGCCCATTCCCGGCATCACGAGTGCGCCTGATGCCACGGTGCCGCTGGCTGAATCGCCAACGAGTCCAAGGAATCGCCCCGTGATTGCGGTGGCCGAATCAACCGAAATGATGATGAAGTTCGCCTGCTTTGAGCCGTCGGAGATGAACAGGTTCTTGCCTGCCTTCATCCAACTCGTGTCGCCGAGAGAGATACTGACGGTGCTGCCAATCGCGGGCAGCACGAAGCTTGCTGATGTGGTGGTTATGCCGCTGGCGCCAGTTGAGCCGGGAATGTTGGTCGTCGTGGGCGTGCTGCAACAACTCGGCACGCAAGGCGTAGTGGCACTCATGCAACGGCTTTACACCCTTTCTTGCGATGTGGCAACCAAATAAAAAGCCGCAACCTTTCGGCTGCGGCTCTGGAGGGCGGCTTTGGGGACGCCAAGGATACCGCTTGCCACTTTGCTCGCATTGGCGTTAGTGTCAAGCCTACAGTGCCGATTTTCCGAAAATATTCTGTCGCCTTCCCGGATGGTTACGATCTGTTGAAGGCTGAGATGTATATGATTCGGAACGGGGGCCAGTGGGCAGACAAGAAGACGGGCAAAATCTACGGCAACGGGCTTTCGTATCACTACGAGGAAATGCGTAAGCTGCTTTGGCCGCATCTGGATTCACACAGGTGGCATGTGTTGTGTCGGGATGAAATCCTGAAGAATAAAATTACAGTCCTCATGGGGCCTGGCTCAAGTGCCAAAACGCATTCAGCGGCATGGATCTATTTGTGTGAATATTTGTGCCTGCCAGATGAGACGTTGGTTCTCGTAAGCTCCACAGATATGCGCGGGCTTCGGTTGCGTGTGTGGGGTGAGATTTCCGATCTGTGGCAAAAGGCGCTCGACAAATACGATTACCTTCCAGGGAACTTGCTTGATAGCCGAGTCGCAATCACGACGGACATGCTTGAAGATGACGATTACGACGATGTGCGCCGAGTGCGTGATATGCGCAAGGGCATCATTGGTATTCCAACAATTCAGGGCGGCAAAAATGTGGGCATCGGAAAATGGTGCGGGGTAAAGCAAAAGCGAGTGCGATTGGTCGCGGACGAAGCCTGCTTCCCTGCTGGTCAAATGGTAGATACCCCAACGGGCCGAAGGCCGATTGAATCCATCAAGGGTGGCGATTTGGTTTTCAGTGCTGCCGGAATCTGTTGCGTGCGTGCAACAATGTCGCGCACCGTTCATGCATTACTGCGAATCAAAACCAGAAGCGGGCAAACGATAACCTGCACGCCGGCGCACCCAATTTTTACATCAAATGGGTGGAAATGTGCTTGCCATCTCAACCAAGGAGATATTATGGTAAGCACATATGAAGCAATGTCAATTTTGCGGGAAGGAATACCAACCAGTCAGCAACAACAAGGCGTGTCCGGAGTGTCGCGAGAAGATGATATATCGGAACTGCAAGCAGTGTGGACAACGGTTCCAGAAATCTCGAATCAACGACACCGTGGAATTTTGCGGAAGGAGTTGCACCGGGAAATGGGCATTAACCAATCCAGAGCGACGGGCGAAGTTCTTCACCGAGGCGCGCACTCAGAAAATTCAGCAGTCGCGCAAGGAGTTGTTTGCGGCCCACCCGGAACGCTTTGTCGAGATGCGAGCCAAGATTGGAGAGGGCGCGAGAAAGTTCAATGCGTCATTGACGATGGAGCAGCGGATCGAGCGCGGCAAGCAGTCGAGCCTTCGGATGAAGGCGCTCGGCCACAAACCGAAAGTGCGCGGCGGGAATGGAACTGGACCAACGCAAGCGGAGTCGCTGCTTCTCAAATTGCTTCCCGATGCAGCGTGGAACTATCCAGTCAGAACCGGGATGAAAAGCGGAAGCGGATTTCCAACTTCTTACAAACTGGATCTGGCGATGCCATCAATCAAGTTGGGGATCGAAGCCGATGGGGCATCTCACAAGATGTTTTCACGCGCACAGCAGGACGCGAAGAAGGTTTCATTTCTGGCAACGATAGGGTGGATAGTGTTGAGGTTCTCAAACAAAAGGATTTTGAACGATACGGAGGCAGTGAAAGCGGAGTTGTCGTCTATAATCTTGAGATTGAAGGACACCCAAGTTACTCCGTAAACGGATTCTTGGTTCACAATTCACTGATGGGTCCATCGTTCCTCAGTGCTTTTTCAAATCTTAATAACAATGCAGATTTCAGAGCAATCATACTCGGAAATCCTGTTGATATAACCGATCCTCTCGGAATCGCTGCCGAACCCATTGATGGATGGGGCACCGCAACGATGGACACCGAAAAAACCATCGTGTGGGACACGAAGTTTATGAACGGTCGGTGCGTCAACTTAATCGGCACCGATAGCCCAAATTTCGACTACCCAGAAGGAGAAAAAGAAAAGTTCCCGTATCTTATCGGCCCTCGAAAGATTCGGGAAATTCTCAGCGGGTTCTCCAAAGACTCGCCCGAGTTTTACAGTCAAGCAGTCGGCAGCATGAAGATTAGCCAGATGGCTCGCCGCGTCATCACGCGGTTGCTCTGTCGTAAGTATGGCGCATTGGATCAACCAATCTGGAAAGGCACCAGCCGCACCAAGATTTGCTCACTGGACGCAGCGTATGGTGGCGACCGCTGTATGATTGGGTGGGGCGAGTTCGGTGCTGACGTGAACGGCAAGGACATCCTGGCCGCATATCCGCCCGTAGTCGTGCCGATTATCGTGGGCAAGGATGATGTTGAGGATCAGATTTCAAAGTTCGTCAAACGCTTCTGCGAGGACAATGGCATCCCGCCTGAGAATTTCTTTCACGACTCAACGGGACGCGGCACGCTCGGCACCGCCCTTGCCCGCCATTGGTCGAATGCCTGTAACCCGGTTGAATTCGGCGGCAAGCCTACGGCGCGACCAGTGTCGCTGGATATGTTCGTCATGGATGAGGAAACGAAGGTGCGCCGGCTGAAACTCTCGTTCGAGCACTATTACAATTTCGTCAGCGAACTCTGGTATGCCGTGCGCTACACCATTGAGGCGAACCAGCTTCGGGCGCTCAGTGAGGAAGTGATGGATGAGGGTTGCAAGCGCGAATGGGATTGGGTTCCCAAGGGTGGCATGAAGGTCATCCAGGTCGAGCCGAAGGAGATAATGAAGGAACGGACACGGCAATCCCCGGACCAGTTTGATCAGTTGGCGATTCTGGTCGAGGGCGCCCGTCGTAAGGGCTTCCAAATCTCCAAGCTGGCTAATTCATCGGTTGAGGTTGATGATGATGCTCTGGACGCGGATGAAGAAGCGTACCAGAATGTATTGAAGAAATCGCTGCTACAACACGAACAGTATGCTATGGCTTAAGAGTCTGTTGGCTTGCCCACCGGGCGAATTCAGTTATGCGCAAGGCAGCCGTCAATTTGATCGGACGCCGCTCATCCACGAGCTTGCGAAGGCTGTTGCCGATTTTCGGAAAGGAAACAACCTTCCGCGTGCGACTAAAGTTGAAGCCCTCGAAGACATCATCGTTTACACTGTCGCGCGTATTGGGGGTAATCCGGAATTCTGCTATGAAACAGATTTGTCGCCGGGGCAACTATTGCAAAGTGAAAGCCCCGGAGCATGTGCCGGATGTGGCGCGAGCCTAACATGATTCTGCATCGAATAGAGAAACGTGAGAATGGTCCAGACTTAATGTTCTGGTGCCCCGGCTGCCAGTGCGGGCATGGCGTGCGGACGCGTAGTGAAAAAGGGCCGAAATGGACCTTCAATGGTAACTTTGAAAAACCTACGTTTTCTCCATCGCTTAAAGTAGAAGGAGTGGAGATGACTGCCGCAGGCAAGGCGGATTACGAAGCATGGTGCAAGGCTGGACATCCAGATCGAAATGGGAAGGAATTCGAATCAAAGCCGACATGTTGCCATAGCGTTGTTACGGATGGCGTCATAAACTTCTGCGGAGATTGCACCCACCGACTATCTGGCCAATCCGTTCCGATGGAGGATTTCTAACATGAGCGTCCTTCGTTCATGGCTGGGAGATGGCGGCTTACCCGTGGAAACTGAGTTGGCCAATCGTCGTGCGGGAATCTGTCGTAACTGCCCCGAGAACCGTTCGCCACGCTGGTGGGAATTGCATTCCAATTACATCGCCTCGTGGATTCGGATGGCTTTGGCGCTCAAGAACGGTCTCGGCTACGTCGTGGACCGTGAGGACGATCTGCACATGTGCCGCAAATGTGGGTGCGCGTTGCCGCTGAAGGTGCATGTGCCTATGTCTCATATTCGCGCCCATGTGTCCGACGAAAACCTCAAGCAATATCCGGCATTCTGTTGGCAGCGAATCGAATCAAATCTATGAAAACTTCTGATAACACCACGATCAAAGTCACGGGTATCAACATCAAGGTTAAGGGGCAATCACTGGCTTTGACGGTGGAAGAAGCGTGGGAATTAAAGAGAGAGTTGGACGGCTTGCTGGAGGTTAAGATGTATCAGCCGTGGGTTCCATACCACGTCCATCATATCCACCATTATCCGCTGCCGACATTTACTCGCCCCTACGAAATCACCTGCGGCGGACTTGGAAATGGAATTGCAGGCTTCAACACAATGGAAAGACTGACATGAATTTCGGGGACATGCAGAAAGTTTTGGCCACCATTCAGGCCACCGATAGCGCGGCATGGATTCGGGCCGAGAATCGCAAGCGGATTTACGCGCTGTTCAATGGCGACCCGCTCATCAGTGAAGCGGATGCTCAGCGCATGGGATTAAGGGTGAGGGTCAACTGGGGTGAGGCAGCGGTCCTCGGGCAGCATGGTCGTCGGCAATACACGAATGCGTTCCTGTCGCGCGGCAACTTCTTCAAGGTCAGCATCCCGGATGCGCCCGAGGACAAGGCGTCATCGTGGCAATCATTCATCACGCGCAAGATTAACAAGATCCTCAAGGACTGCGAAGCGTATCTGGACCTGCACGACGAGCAATGGGGCAGCGTGCTCATCCAGGGTTACGGCATCAAGTTCAACGAGCACCCTGAGAATTGGTTGCCATCGTTCATTGCGATTGAAGATTTCCGCGTGCCCACCGATACCCAATGCAATCTAGAGAACCTCGTATGGTGCGCCATTCGCAAGAGCTACACCGAAGGCGAATTGTCCAAGAAAGTATTCGGCAAGAATTCCGACCCCGGTTGGCAAAAGCCGCTCATCTCGCAGATCCTCGACAAGTATCACAACTACAACACACAGGGCACGACCTACAATTGGAACACTGACCCGGAGAAGATGGCGGAACTCATCAAACAGAATGGTGGTTACTACGCCTCTGATGCCGTGCCGACAATTCCGCTGTGGCATTTCTATTTCAAGGCCGATGATGGCAAATGGTATCTGAGGGTTGTGCCAGACCAGAACACGCTCGGATCGCCGCAAACTTCGGACTTCCTTTACACGTCCAAGAAGCCGTTTGCCCGCAAGCGTGAGCACTTCCTGCAAATCCAGTATGGCGATCTGAACACCAAGGCGCCGTACATGTATCACTCGGTTCGGTCGCTCGGGTTTCTGCTCATGGAGCCGTGCTTTTTCTCGAATCTCACCCGCTGCCGTGCGGTCCAGCACTTGCATGAGATGATGAATATCTGGCTGCGGTCGAGTGACCCGGCAGGCCGCGGCAAGGCTCGCAAGGTCGAACTGTACGATCGGTGCCACATTCCCGAAGGCGTCAGTATTGTGCCGCAGTCCGAGCGTCATCAGGTAGACCAGGCGTTTGCTGAATGGATTACGCAAGACCTGAAAGGGCTACAACGCGAGGCGAGTGTCAGTTACACACAGGACACCGAGAGCCAGCAGGGTGACGAGACGGCCACGGCAGTCATGGCGCGCGTCTCGTCAGTCAATGCGATGATGAGCGGGCTGCTCGCCAAAGCGTATCGCAAGGAGAAGTTCGCTTACATCGAGATTTGCCGACGCTTGTGCCTCGCTGGCAGCCAGAACGAGGACGCTCGCCGGTTCCAAGCCGATTGCCGAAAGGCTGGCATCCCGCGCATGTTCGTCAACGTGGACATGTGGGAAGTCGAACCGGAAATTCCAATGGGATCAGGCAACCCAACCATGGAGCAGGCCATCACACAGCAGCTTTTGGGAATGCGGCCGATGTTTGGAGGTCAGGCGCAGCAGGAGATTCTGCACGAGGCCACAATTGCCATCACGGGCGACTACCGAAAGGCTGACCGATGGGCACCCATTGATCAGCAGCAGGGCATCACCGACGCGCAGGAACATGCTGAACTCGCCTTCAGCACCCTCATGCTCGGCGTTCCGATTCAAGGCAAGCAGGGCCTTAATCCGATTGACCAGATTGACACGTTGCTCGGG